TGGCTCAGTATAATGGAAAACACGAAGGTGCATTATTCAATTTTAAAAAGATTACTGTTCATTCTTCTGGTGAAAGAGATCCTGATGCTGAAGGCACAGAAGGAATGTCAGCCTCCAAAATGAGAGGTCATGCTTCAACAAGTAACTTTAAAGAATTTAAGAAAGGTATTCCTGGCCATGTACCTGAACACCATGCAAAAGAATTAATGCACGATGTTCGTAAAGGTATGGGACTTAAAGAAAGTGTAGATGAACTCTTTGAAGAATTGTTAACTGAAGGTGTGCATGACAAAGGCATTTTTAAGGCAGTATTCTTAGCAGGTGGTCCTGGTTCTGGTAAAGATTATGTTTTAGATAACACACTTGCTGGCCACGGCATGACCGAGATTAACTCTGATAAAGCATTAGAGTTTTTGATGGACAAAAAAGGCCTTAATAAGACCATGCCTGCTTCTGAAAAAGTTGCAAGAGATGTTGAGCGTGGTAAGGCCAAGAACATGACCGAGTTACGCCAAAGATTGGCACTACATGGTCGTAATGGTGTTATCATCAACGGTACTGGTGATGATGCTGAAAAGATTAAAAAAATTAAAAGTCGTTTAGAAGAACTTGGTTACGATACTGCCATGATTATGGTTAATACTCGTGATGAAGTATCTGCTTCACGAAATGTTGAAAGAGGTCAAAGAGGTGGTAGAAGTGTACCTGAAACCATCCGTAAACAGAAATGGCAATCGGTACAAGATTCAAGAGCAGACTTAGCAAAACTATTTGGTGACAAGTATGTTGAGTTTGATAACTCTGAAGATTTAAGAAGTGCCAAACCAGAAATTGTGCAAGCTAAGAAAGAAGAAATGTTGAATATCTATAAAGGTGTTCAGAAGTTTATTAAAACTCCACCTAAAGCACCACAAGCAAAAGAATGGATTGGCCAAGAATTAGAAAAGAGTGATAAATTGCCTGTCAACACCAAAGTTGATTCTATGCCACATCCTAATAGTGGTGCAGCTGATGAAGCTCGTAAGATGGGATTACAATATTATGGTTTTGGTCGTTATGGTAAAGATGGTAAAGTTACATTCCGTTCTGTCCATGATAAATTACAACAAGTTAAACCTGATGAACCAAAGGTAACTCCATTGCAAACAAAACCAGTTGCTAAGAAAGTCAACGAAGAATTTGAAAACGAATTTGCTAATCCTTTGTTAGAATCAGCACTTGATAAGTTCCGTGCTGCTGCAGCTGAGAGAGAAAAGAAACACAATGAGATTGAGGCTAAACGCAAAGAAGCTGAAAAACAAGGTAAAGAAAATATGTCTGGCTCTATTGACCGTTTAGAGAAACATTTAAATAAAGAATCACATGAAATAAATCATAAGAGTTTATTGAAGGATACACACGGCAAAGTAAGAACATTTATGCTTCGCCGTTCTGCTGCTAAAGAAGCCCACATAAATGGTGGTGTAGTCTATAAGCAAGGCAAGGGGTATGTAATTAAAATCAAGGAGAATGAAGATGTTAAAGTTAATCAAAAGTTTTTTCAAGAAAGCGGAAGAACCAACACCAGTAGTAGCACCGGAACCAGTAGTATCTCCGAAGCCGACTACCAATACCAAACCGGTAGTGACCTCGAAAACAGTCCCGTCAAAACCAAAATCACCCTCAACCAAATCCGCACCAAGAAAGAAAGTAAAGTAAAAGAGTCGATTGATAAGGGTATTGAACCTGGTATGTCTATGGCAGCTGGCGGAGAATCCATTGGTCGTGATATGGGCGAGAAGATTAAGAAGCGGAAGATTTCTGTTACTGAAATGCAAGGTGACGAAACTACCGCTTCTATCGGTGACCAAAAAGAAGATGAATTAAAGAAGAAAGGCATAGACCTTTTATCGTTCAGAAAAAGAAATTACGCACTATGAAAAGACTAAAAGAATTCATGGCAGAGTCCCCAGCATGGACTCGCAAAGAAGGCAAAAGCGAAGCCGGTGGTTTAAACCGTAAAGGTATTGAATCATATCGCAGAGAGAATCCAGGTTCTAAACTTTCAATGGCAGTTACAACTAAACCATCTAAGTTGAAGCCAGGTTCTAAATCTGCAAATCGTAGAAAATCATTTTGTTCCAGAATGTCCGGAATGAAAGCAAAACTTACATCTGCTAAAACCGCAAGGGATCCAGATAGCAGAATTAATAAAGCACTAAGAAAATGGAATTGTTAATTCAAAAGGAAACTAACCATGGAATTTGAAAATAAAAAACTAAGAGATGTAGCTGATATTGCTGCTCGCATCATGATGGGCGAAAAAGCCTTGCATCCAAATCAACAGAAATTGGATGTGCATGAGCCAGAGAAAGATGAGCTGACTGCAAAAGACTTTGAAATGCTTCGTAACAAGAAAAAAGTAAAAGAAAATTTAGAAGATTTTTCATTGGAAGAAATTGAAGAATTTATGGTATCAGAAGAATTTGAGCAACTTGATGAATTGTCAAAAACAACACTTGGTTCTTATGTGAATAAAGCAAGTGATAGTGCTGCAAAGAATGCTGCTGGTTCAGTTGGTATGGCAAACACAAGCTTAAGAGCAAAAAATCCTCGTGTAAAAGCTGCAGCAGAAAAATACTCAAATGAAGATGAAGCAACAAAACAAAAGCGTCTTTCTGGTATTGGTAAAGCTGTTAAAAAATTAACAAAAGAAGAAGTTGAAGAATTGGATGAAGTATCATTAAAAACTGCAACTTCTGCTTATGTAAAAAGAATGGGTGATGATGGTCCAAATGAAAAATCTAGTATTGCTAAAGCAACAAAAACCATGGATCACATTGCAAATAAGCATGGAGTAAGAGGTGTTGCTAGAGCAACCAAAACTGCTGATGACAAGTATGGACTCAATGATCCTGTTCACAATCCAAGAAAAGCGTTTGTTAAACAAATTATGCAATCGGTTAAAAAAGAAGATGTTGATGCTGCAGCTGCAACCATTTTAGAGTATGAATCTAAAGATGGTAAGTTTGTTCATCGTGCAAGACCTGGCGCATACGGCGGCACTAAAGATGAAAGACACGCAGTTGATACAATGTCTGGTCCAAAAGAAAAAGATTTGAAAAATATTGAAAAAGATTCTTCAATGTATAAAAAAGGATATCACGGTACTTCAAAAAATTATTTGAGAAAAGACACACAAGATTATTTTGCAAAAAGATTTTCTGAAGATTTAGACCTTTACAAAGAAGGCGGTATCAAAGGTTTGTTTGAAGCGTGGGCTAAAAAGAAAAAAATGGCAGAAGATGTTGAAGTTCTTGATGAAGGCATTGAAGTTAAAAAAGAATATAATGATAAAACTGAAGCTGAACATGGTGTTTACCATAACAACAAAAAAATTGGTTATGTAGTCCATCACAAACCATCTGGAACACATACTGCATATCATAGTCCTCAAGGTGATGATGATTATGGTCAGATTGATGACTTTCATAGTCACCACGATGCTGTTAAACAAATTAGGCACTCTGCTGGCGTAGGTGTTCACGAAGAAGTTGAACATATTTCTGAAGAACCAACTAGTGCTGAATTTGATGCTCAATTAGCTGATGCTAAACAACGTGCTGCTGGTACAAAGAAACAGCCTGAAGTATCTAAGCCTGCCGTTCAAGCAGTTCAGAATGAAGAAACACATACAACTGTTGAGTTCATTGATTACAATGATGTTAATGGTGTTAAAATTTCTGAGATTGATTTGGATGAGCGCTCATTATCAGAACCAGAAATGAAGAAGAAAGAAGAAATTGTTAAATCAATGAAGAAAGGTATTTCTGGTTTCAAAGAGCGTTATGGTAAAGATGCTAAGTCTGTAATGTATGCAACTGCTACTGCTCGAGCCAAAGGCGAATAGTGAAAAAGTTTTCTGATTTCTTAGAAGGTAGATGCTGGCCTGGTTATAAACCAAAACCAGGCAAAAAAGCATACTCGCCTGGTTCTTGCGTAAAAGAATCAGCTGCGGCAGCAATTGCGGCTGCAACTGCTATTGCAAAAAAGAAATCAGGAAACTATGATAAAGAAGGTTTTAGAAAAACTCCTTATAAGAATCCAGACCATCCAAATCGCAAATCTAATACTGAAAGAGAAGCAGAACTTAAAGAAGATTTGCGTAAATGGTTCAGTAAAACTGCACCAGAAGGTGGTTGGAAAAGAATCAATAGCAAAGGCGAAGCAATTGGTCCTTGTGCTAGAGAGCCAGGAGAACCTAAACCTAAATGTATGTCTAATGAGAAAAGAGCTAAACTTTCTAAAAAAGAAAGAGCATCAGCTGTTGCCTCTAAACGCAAACACGACCCAAATCCTGAAAGACAAGGAAAACCTATTAATGTTTCCAATTTTGGAAAAGGAAAAATAAGTGAAGATATGGAAAAATTAGACGAAAAAAATGTACCAACAAGTCCTGAAAAATGGGCTCAAGCAAAGGCACAAGCCAAAGCCAAATTTGATGTTTATCCTTCTGCATACGCCAATGGTTGGGCATCAAAGAAATACAAAGAAATGGGTGGTGGTTGGAAGTCTGTTTCAGAAGATACTGAAATGACCGAAGGTGCCGTTCCTGCTCAAGAAAAAATTATTACAGTTAAACATAAGACTTCTGGTAAAACTTTGCGTATCTCTGCAAATGCTGCGGCTAAGTATCGTATGCAAGGTTATCACTATCATCCAGTTAATGAAGCAAAAGATGAACAAGAATATGGCTATGAAGGTGATATGGCTTTGAATCAATTAGCAACATTAACTCGTTGTGCTGAAATGATTAAAGATATGTTGAAACCAGATACAGATATGCCTGAGTGGGTTCAGTCCAAGATTACTCTTGCTACTGATTATATCCAAACTGCGGCCGACTATATGTATTCAGAAATGAAAGAAGTCAAAGAAGATGTTTCCAAAATGCCTACTGATAAGTTGCAGAAACATTGGGACAGTCATAAAGACGAACAAAGACCTTCACCTGCATTTGCTTCTAAGTTAAAAATGGTTGCAAAAGAACTTACTAAACGCAAAGCAATGAAGAAAGAAGATGTTGAACAAGTTGATGAGATTTCACAAGATTTAGCTGGTAGATACCTTGAAAAAGTTACACATGACCAACTAAAGAAAAGTGGAATGCACCACAACCTATACGGTCAATTGCCACCTAAGCGTCAAGCAGGTGTTGGTCGTGCTTTAGATAGATTGGTTGTTAATAAAGAATCTGTTGATAGTGATGGTGGTCCCCCAACTGAAGCAGCTGCAACATTGACTGTAACTGGACAACCAAAATTAAACAAAACTATTGGGCAAACTAAATTGATTCCTTATGTGCAAGAAGATGCAGAAGCAGACAAGAAGTCTGGTTCATGGAAAGTAGAAACACCATGGAGAAAAGTCAAAGGTACAGGTACAGTAACAGATAAGTCTGGTGCTAAACACACACCTATGTCCCGTGCTCGTGATTTGGCTCGCAAAGCTATGGCAAAGAAAATGGAAGAACAATCAAATGTAAAACCAAATCCATTTACAGTTCCAGAAATACCAATTGGTAAAGCAGATAAACCTAAATCAGATTATGTGAAGGCTCGTGACGCTGGTTCGTCTACCAAAAACGCTCAAGCAAGAGCTGCTGGTGCTTCTAATGCACATATGTTTGAATCACGCCAATTAGAGATTGTTCGTGAGGCAATGAAAGTTGCTAAAAAGAAAAAAGAAGTAACTGAAGCTGGTAGTGATAAATTTATCGCTGATCCAGAATTAACAAGTCAGATTACCAAGAGTAATCCTTAACATAAATAACAAACAGACCGATTTTTTAGGAGAATAAAAATGTCTTTATGGGGAAACCTAGACGCTGCCAACAATGCACCTGTATCAAGTGCAATGGCTGGTTATGGCGGAACAACACCACAAGTAACAGCAAACGCAGAAGTATATTACGCTAATACAAAACTTGGTTCGTTTAGCGACAACCAAGCAATTGGTATTTTTGGCGTATCTGCTGCTGAACAAGCTAATTCATCAACAGTAGAATCAACCGGACATCCATCACACGCTGGTTGGGTAACCCGCCGTGTTGGTATGGGACCTGTTGTTTCAATTACTGCTAATGCAGGCGCAGTTGGTGTAAACAGCACAATTACTATTGTTGCGAATAGTGGATTTGGTAACACCGGTTCAAACGGCCGTTCTACCATTATTCCAGTTGTTGCAACAATCACAACAAATACTGCTGGTTACATTAATACAATTACAATTGTAAATCCAGGAATGTATGCTAACACACCAATATTGCGTCCAAATACAGGTAATGCTGTGTTCACCGTAACGATGGGTGGTCGTGCAAACCGTGTTTTAACAGAAACTTTAGTTGCCATGGGTTCAATGACTGGCGACAACGAAAACGTATTCTAATATGAAATTCAAAGAGTTTTTAACAGAGTTAGCAATGCCTATGGATTCAATAGTTCACGATGTGGCTATTGAAGAAGCGGTTAATGCTCAACTAAGTAAAGAGCTCAATGATATAATTCTTTCTCCACAAATCGGTTTCCTAAAAATCCGTAAGGTGTTGCGTATGTTCAATTTAGACATACCAACATCTTATGCGGTTGAACAGGAAGGTGATGAAGTGGTATTAGATTTGTTGGGTGATACAGATTCACTATTGTATGTTTTATATTATCAGACTGATGATGGTAATTATGATTTTTATGCCTGTGTTGACGATGAAGAAGGTATAGAAGAAATTATCTCTAAGGATGAGGAACTAGAAAAAGAATAATAATGTCCTTCGATGATTTGAGTAATGAGAATATAATGTTATACGCAGCTAAAGTTTACGATAAACCAAACTGCATTATGTCTGAATTTAAAGAGGACATGAAAAGATTTAACTATCTAAAAAGACTTTTCTTTAGATACCGAAAGGTAAATGAAGTTAAAGAACGATTGATATTAAATCACCTAGTTGTATTGTATAATGTATTTGGTGTTGAAGCTGCGACCAGACTACTGTTCTATAAGATTGCCAAAGAGGATTATCCTGCTTTGAAAACTTATTTGGTATTTTTAAGTTGTATGCCTGAGAGAGTTAAGGGTATCAGAGGTCAAGATATATTATCTTCGGATATTCCCGTTGATACCAAAGTAGCGAACACATTAAGAGAATTTAAATGAAAAAGAAGTTGAAAGAAGATGGAGTTGGAATGGTTGGTGGTACACCAGTCAATAATGCAGGTGGCGGTGAAGTCGCAGGCATTGGTGTGGGACCAAAAGGCGAGCCAGGTGTTGGCAAGCGTAAGAAGCCTATGCCGTTCAAATCATTTTTTAAGAGAAAGGATCCTGCATACTAATGTGGTTTCTTTTATCATTTATTCCTGATTGGTTCGTTAGTTATTTTGTTCACATTATTTTTAGTGTGGGCTTAATTGGTATTATTGTAGGAGCATTTTTAAGTAAAATTCCATTTGTTAATCAATATGGTGTTTTAATTAAGATTGTCTCCAATATTTTATTTGTTGTCGGTCTATTTCTTGAAGGCGGTTTACAAACAGAGTTAGCATGGCGTGAGAAAGTTGCTGAATTGCAAGCTAAAATAGAAGTTGCACAACAACAATCAAAAGAAACTAATGTTAAAATTGAACAGAAAGTAGTTGAGAAAGTTAAGACTATTAAGGATAATGTAAATGCTAATCGACAAATTATTGAAGAAAATCGTGATAGTATCAACGCTGAGTGTAAGTTGTCTGACACTGCCTGGTTGCTCTACAACAGCGCCAGTCAAAATGCCTTGGCCAGAAGCACCAGCAACTCTACTGCAACCGGCAAGTAATCTCAAACCACTACCAGAAGATAAAAAAACTTTAACTGATTTGATAGAAAATGCCAATGAGAATTTTGGTACATACTATCAGATAAAGAGTAAGTATGAAGCTTGGCAAGAGTGGTATAATTCCCAAAAGAAAATCTATGAGGGTGTAAAATGAAAAGATTAATAGTCTTATCAGTTACATTACTATCTGGTTGTGCCTTATGGATGGCAAGTTACGATAGCACAGAATACTCATTAGTAAACAAAGTAAGAACACAGGCGATTGTAGGTGATTGCTCTAGTGAAAGTGTAAAAAGCCTGTATAATACTACATTAGAACTAAAGAACTTTGCACAGTATATACCACGCAACGATGCCACGATTGGTCTGACAAATCAGTTATACACCATTGTTGATGAACTACATAAAAGAGAAAATCCAAGTCCTGCATATTGCAAGGCTAAACTAAACACAATCGCCAAATCGGCTGAAGAAATTCAACGAGTTGTTGGGAGCAAACCAAGATGACCGCATTAGTAAATATTGCAGCTCAAGCAAATGATTTGCATGACCAGTATCTTGCAGGTGAATTATCACCATCTGAATTTAAAGAACTTTGTGAAGATTTAAAAATTGTTCAACAAATTGCAGATGATGCTTCTGATTTTGAAAAAGACCAAGAGTATCGTGCTTACATTCTTGCTGTTCTTCAAGTAGCAAGTAACATTCCCCTATAATATGATTATTGGTTCAGGCATCACAATTGGTTCAGGTATTGGAATAGTGCCAATTCCTGTTTCTGGATTTAGCACAACCAATTTGTTATTATATTTAAATGCAACAAATAGTTCCAGTTATTCTGGTTCCGGTACTGCTTGGAATGATTTAAGTGGTAACGCAGATAATGGAACATTAGTTGGTAGTCCAACATATACAGCAAGTCCAGGATATTTTACTTTTGCTGTAGGTAAATATGCATCAACAGGTGTAATTAATAGTGCTTTGACGGCCGCAACATTTATTGCTTGGGTATATCCAACACAAACGCAATCACAATATACTGGTGTTATTTTTAATAGAAATGGTTACGGCGGTGCAACTGCTTATGCAACTGGTATGAATTTTTATACAAGCAATTCTGTTGGGTATCATTGGAACGATAATGGTGCAACATATGGATGGAACTCTGGTTTATCTGCACCAAATAATGCTTGGTCAATGATTGCTATAACTGTTAACTCTACTACTGCAACTGCTTACTTGTGTCAATCTAGTGGAATAACAACAGCAACAAATACATCTAGTCACTCGTCAACTTTATCTGGACTTAGTTTTTATGTTGGTGTTGAACCATCTAGCACTTCTGGTAGAGCATTTAAAGGTAATATTTCACAGGCCGCAATATACAGCACAACATTAATTTCTGATGAGATAACAACAAACTTTAATAATACAAAATCTATTTACGGTTTATAAACAAGTAATACATTAAATCCATTCTAAATAATTTGTAGTTCAAAGTGTTTTTCATTGTTATGGTTAATTTATGGTTTTTTGACAGTAACCTAAATTTAACCAACAATGGATCCAATAACATTATTTGCTCTTGCTAATGGTGCTGTATCTGCTATCAAGGCAGGATGTAAGCTATACAAGGACATTAAGGGTGCAGCTGGTGATATTAAGGATGTTCTCAAAGACCTTGATGAGCAATTCCATGGTGCATATGCAGCTAAAGGTAAAACACCTACACCGGCAGCAGTTAAACAACTAAATGAAGAAAAAGCCAGAGTAAAAGAATTAAACAAAAAAGATTCTGGTGATGTTTACTTTGAATTGGGTCAACATCTTGGTACATTCTTTGACAATCAAGCAAAATGCATAGCAGTATTTGAGGCAGAAGAAAGAAGGTCTTATCAATTATATACTGGTGAATCTTCAGTAGGTAATCGTGCTCTACAAAGAGTATTGATGAAGAAAAAACTTGAGCAAATGGAAATTGATTTGCGTGAGTTGATGATATATCAAAGCCCTAAAGAATTAGGTGCCTTGTGGACCGAAGTTCAACAAACTTCTCAAATATTAAATGCAAGACAATCTGTTGCATTAAAGAAACAAATTGAAATAAACCACAAACATGAAATTGAGCACGCTAAATTTGTAAAAAAAGTTAAAACTGCTATTTGGTGGTTTGGTATTTTTGTGTCAATAATTGTTTTTACTTTTATTATAATGTGGTTTGTGGTACAAGATAGAATAGAAAAATATCCACAGTTAGGGACTGAATGGTTTCCTAAAACTGAAAAACAAAGAAGGCTGGAAGCACAACCTAAACACTATGTTGGAAGATAAATAAAGCATCATTAAGGAAAAAACATGGAACTAACTTTAGACCAATTAAAACAACTATTACCAAAGAACCCATATGTGGATCATTGGCATCACGCACTATCACAATTGTTACCGGACTATGACATTAATACTCCTCAGCGTATTGCTGCCTTTGTTGCACAATGCTCACATGAAAGTGGTGGTTTTGTAGCACTAAAAGAAAATTTAAACTATCGTGCAGTAACACTACGCAAGATATTTCCAAAGTATTTTCCTACTGATGAATTGGCCAATGCATTTGCTGGTAAACCAGAAATGATTGCTAATCGTGTGTATGCAAGTCGCATGGGAAATGGCGATGAGGCTTCAGGTGACGGTTTTCGTTATTGTGGTCGTGGACTTATTCAACTGACAGGTAAGAGTAACTATCAAGCATTTGCTGATAGTTTAGAAATGAATGTTGAAGATGTGCCTGATTACTTGTCAACATTTGAAGGTGCAGCTCAATCTGCCTGTTGGTTTTGGGAATCAAACAATCTAAATCAATGGGCTGACAAAGGCGACATCTTAACATTAACTAAGCGTATCAATGGTGGTACCATTGGACTTGAAGATAGAATTAAACATTATGACCATGCCATGCATATTCTTCAAGCGTAACTCTCTTTTGGCATAAATACATCAACTGATTTGAATTTATCTTTATTATTGTTTAGTATTTGGTTAATAAATGGTATAGATAAATGGCTGATCCAATCCTCTCTGGCGCTCAAGGTGCAGCAGCAACCTTAAAGGGTGCTCAACAAGCTGGTAAACAACTTGGTTCAGTTGTTATGGATCAGCAAGCTGATATGGAAAAAGCCATTCAGCAACAACACAAAGCACGAATTCAGGCCAAATTGGCAGAAGAAAGACGAGCCACTATGTTGGAAGTCCGTGCTGTTGAAAAATACGAACAAGAGAAAGCACATCAACGAGAGTTAGAAAAACTCAAACAAGATACTATACGCAAGCATGGAAAAAATGCTTGGGCCGAAGTAGAAGCAGTAAAGTCTAAATTACAAAAAGAAGCAGAAGCAGAAAACAAATTAATAGATTATGACCGCCAAAAACAAATTCAAGTTTTTTGGTGGTGTATGACTGCTGCAGCATTAGTAACATATTTTTTTAAATTGTATAAGATATGAAGGGACCGCAACCATTTATATTTGTGGCCGTTCTTATTCTTTGTTTAACATTAATGATAGTAGAATCGGGAGCAGTATTTAAATAAACTGAAAGTGAGGATGTTATGAATAAATTAGCACAAATAATTTTTACACTAGTAATTATAGGTTCTTTAGGTATTGTAGTATTAGAAGCAATAGCAAAAATAAATTAAAACATATGGCAACAGAAAACAAACCACTATCCCGTTCAGAACGGGAAGCACAAATTAAAGACAAAGCAGGTCTAGTAATCTGCGTGTTAGCTGCATTGTTGGCAATCAACACTCTTATGGGTGGTGGTAACAGTTCAAAAGTATTGAATAATACTATTGATGCCAATAATACATGGGCTTTCTTTCAAGCAAAAGCTATCAAACAAACATTAGCAGAGCAATCACTTGATGATGCTATTGTTCGTAATGATAAAGCAAAGATTGAAAAGTTGAAGGCTAAGATTGAACGCTATGAATCAGATCCGGTTTCTGGCGAAGGTAAAAAAGAATTAATGGCAAAAGCTCGTAAGTTAGAATCCGACCGTGCGGTTGCTAAGTCCCGTAGTCCTTGGTACACATATGCTGGTAGTCTATTGCAGATTGCTATTGTGTTATTGACTGCAAGTATTTTGGCTGTGAACAACAGAATGTATAATGCAAGTATTGGTGTTGGTGTTGTTGGTGCTCTCTTAATGAGCCAAGCCCTTTGGTTATGGTTGCCTATAACATTATAAGGAATTAAAAAATGTCAACACAAGAACAAAATATAGATGAACTTTATGCTAAAGTTGGTAAATTAGAAGAAACAGCTACTTCATCAGGTAGTAAAGGTGCGTTGGTTGAAAAAATGACCTTTGCTGGTATTCCTATCATGTTTAGTTGTATTGTTTATTTGATGTCATCATTAAGTAACGCTAACCATGAACTCACTATTCTTCAAAGTAAAATCAATGTGGTGGTAAATGCTGAAAACAAAGCAATACCTCCACAAGGAACTACTATTGAAATGGAAAGAATTAAAGAAGAAGCTGCTCTTGCACGAGCTGCCATGACTTTAGAAAGAACTAAAGATATGATGGCCATGAAAGAAGAAGCTTCATTAAGCCGTGCTAAAGTTGCTTCTGATTCAGCTGCAGCTAGAGCAGAATTAGATAAACGTATTGCTATCCTTGAATGGCGTATGAACAAAGCAGGTAAATAAAATGACCGAACAAGTTAAAAAAGACGAAGATTGGATGCAGAAGAAATGGCGTCCTGCCATGGGTTGGATGTATATGGTTGTCTGTATGATGGACATGGTTATATTTCCTGTTGTATGGAGTTTGGCACAAGTATTCACTAAACAACCAATCACACAATGGAACCCATTGACATTACAAGGTGCAGGACTATTTCATCTTGCTATGGGTGCCGTATTAGGTATTGCCGCTTTTGGTAGAACACAAGAAAAAATTGCAGGAACAGCTACAAATGCAACACCGCCATCCATTCCATCAAGCCTGCCTTCAGCACCTAGCTTTTCGGCACCAACACTATCAGTACCGACCCCAGCACCAGCAGGCATCACAATGGTCAATGGAAAAACTGCTCCACCACCCCAAGACTTCCCTCCCCTCTAAGGACTAATATATGAAAAAGATTTTAATTGCCTCTATGTTAGCTGTATTTGCGTTAGCATCCTATGCTGAAGCAGAAAAGAAAAAAGTTTGCCATAAAGAAATGGTGAAGGGTAAAGAAGTTGAGAAGTGTAAAGAAATTAAAGTTCATAAAAAACTTGAAGGTACCAATGTGCCAGAGAAGAAAAAATAATGGCTTCTGCTGAGCAAGATTGCATAGAAATCAAAGTTGATGTGGGCATATTAAAGAATCAGGTTGCCATGCTGACCCAACTTTGTAATAAAATGGATGCCGTCATAGATAGATTGATGGAAAACCAAAATAAAATGTCTGATGACATCTATGATGACATGGAAAAGAAAAAACAAGATACGGTGGCCGATATCAAAGAACTTCACTCACGAATCACAACGGTTGACAGAAACCTATCCGATAAGATAGAATTGACCGAGCGCCGAATTATGGATGAAATCAAGTCTTTGCGTACCGATATCGCAGAGCATAATCAGAAAGAAGATAGTGAATTGAAAAAGATTTTAGAATGGAAATGGGCAGCTGCAGGTGGTATAGTTGTTCTTGCCTGGTTATTATCTCATGTTAACATATTAGCATCATTAGGTAAAGTTTTCGGATAGTAGTTGTTTTTTTGTGATGGTTGTGTTACAATGTGTATATTATGAGTTTAGTTATCGACCAAAAGTATGTGGGTATGATTTCCCACCGTCTCCGCAATTTCAAGCGTAAGCAGGATTATGTTTGGAATTTCTCCTGCCCATTGTGTGGCGATTCAAAAAAGAATGTTTTAAAAGCAAGAGGTTATGTCTATAAAAAAGGCAATAACCTTTTCTATTCCTGTAAAAACTGTGGCATCGGCACAAGTGTCGGTAAATTATTGGAGCAAATAGATGGTAGTCTATACAAAGAATACATATTGGAAAGATACAAGGCTGGTGAGTCCGGTACATCCAATTATACGAAGCCAACATTCAACGTCCCCTCGCCGAGATTTGATAAACTTGACAAACAAAAACAGTTCGAACACGCCGAGTTCTGTTCTGACCTACCAAGTGGACATTTTTGCTTAGACTATTTGAACAACAGGCAGATACCTAAAGAGTTCTACAAGCAATTACTGTTTACATCACACTACAAACAATTCATTGATGCTCTTGTGCCTAATCATGGCAAGAAACTGGTTGATGATGCTCGAGTTATTATACCGTTTTATGATGTGTATAATAACTTAATTGCTGTGTCTGGTCGTGCATTAGAAACTAGTGATAAAACTCTTAGATATATAACTATCCGAACTACTGATAGTGAAGATAAGTTGGTCTTTGGTATGGATAGAGTTAGTTTACATGAACCTGTCCGTATTGTAGAAGGGCCAATTGACAGTCTATTCGTAAAGAATTGTGTGGCATCAGGCGATTCAAGCCTAACAACAGTTGCAGAAAATATTTCAGCAGGTAAGAAAGTTTTAATATTTGATAATGAACCACGCAATAAAGAAATTGTGAAATTGATGCAAGATGCCATCAAATCCAATCACCAGATAGTGATTTGGCCTAATACAATTGAGGCTAAAGATATCAATGAGATGGTTGTAAGTGGCATATCGCCAGATGAGATTGAAGCTATTATAAGTAGTAACACCTTCTCAGGTTTGGAAGCGCAGGCGAAATTCGTTTTTTGGAAGAAAGTATAGAGCATGATTGATTTATATCTCACCCAGCAATTCAGTAAATAATTTATAATAATAAGATTGGAGTAATAATGCAAGATATTATGCATGGCATTAAGGTTGACTATTCCCGTGATAGTTTGTTTGATGAGTTAGGTATTAAAAGATTAAAAGAGTCCTATATGAAAGAGGACGAAACAAGTCCACAGGAGAGATTTGCATATGTATCAAAAGCATTCGGTACTAACGAGGTTCATGCACAGCGATTGTATGAGTATTCTAGTAAACATTGGCTTTCTTATTCTACTCCCATTCTTAGTTTTGGGCGTTCTAAGCGTGGCCTTCCTATATCATGTTTCTTACCTTATTTGCATGATTCAGCAGAAGGTCTTGTCGATTGTTTATCGGAAGTAAATTGGTTGTCAATGTTGGGAGGTGGTGTTGGCATTGGTCTAGGCATTCGTAGTGCTGATGACAAGTCAACAGGTGTAATGCCACACTTGCGTACCTATGACGCCTCATCACTAGCCTATCGTCAAGGCAGAACACGCAGAGGTTCATATGCAGCCTACCTTGATATCAGCCATCCTGATGTATTAATGTTCCTTGAGATTCGTAAACCAACAGGCGACCAGAATATGCGTTGCCTTAACTTACACCATGGTATCAATATCACCGATGACTTTATGAAGTTGGTTGAAGCATCTATGCTTGACCCTCATGCAGATGATACATGGGAATTAAAAGACCCAGCATCTGGTATTGTCCGTGATACCATTCCTGCTCGTGAATTATGGCAGAAGATTTTAGAAATGCGTATGCTTACTGGTGAACCATACATTCACTTTATTGATACTAGTAACCGTGCCATGCCACAATTTCAGAAAGATTTAGGTCTTTCTATTAAACAATCCAATCTCTGCTCAGAGATTATTCTACCAACCGATAAGGACAGAACCGCAGTATGTTGCTTATCATCAGTTAATTTGGAGTATTATGATGAATGGAGTAAAGATGCCCTCTTTCTTAAAGATATTGCTGAAATGCTTGATAATGTCCTTCAGTATTTCATTGATAATGCTCCTTCTGCTGTTCATCGTGCAAAGTATAGTGCCGAAAGAGAGCGCTCTATTGGTGTTGGTGCTCTTGGGTTCCATGCTTATTTGCAGCTCAATGGCATTGCTTTCGAAGGTGTCATGGCTAAAGTAGCCAACAACAGAATGTTCAAACATATCAGAGGTAAATTAAATGAAGCCAACTTACAATTGGGTAGTGAGAGGGGCTCTCCTAGTGACTGTGCCGGCACCGGCCTACGCTTCGCTCACGTTATGGCTGTGGCCCCAAATGCTTCCAGTTCTATTCTTATGGGTAACACCAGTCCTTCTATTGAGCCATATCGTGCTAATGCTTACAGACAAGATACCTTATCAGGATCTTATCTAAACAAGAATAAATTCCTTGATGCTATTTTAAGAGCAAAAGGTCTTACAGAAGAACAAATGCAAGATACATGGTCATCTATTATTGCTAATGATGGTTCATGCCAACATTTATCTATTTTAGATGATATACAGAAAGATGTGTTTAAAACTGGAATGGAAATTGACCAACGCTGGGTTATTGAACACGCATCCGATAGACAGGTGTATATTGACCAAGCACAATCATTAAATCTATTCTTTAGGCCTGATGTGCATATCAAATACCTACACGCCTGCCATTTCTTGGCATGGAAAAAAGGATTGAAAACACTATACTATTGCCGTTCAGAGAAATTGGCTAAGGCTGATAAGGTCTCTAAGCGTATTGAAAGAGAAGTTATCAAAGAGTTAGATATGTCCGCAATCGCACAAGGTAACGAGTGCTTGGCTTGTGAAGGTTAAATGGCATATTCAGATAAAGTATTAAACCATTACGAAAATCCACGCAACGTTGGTAAAATGGATTCTACTGATGAAAATGTTGGCACAGGTATGGTGGGGGCACCTGCTTGTGGCGATGTAATGAAACTCCAAATTAAAGTCAAAGATGGAATTATTACAGATGCAAAATTCAAAACATATGGGTGTGGGTCGGCGATTGCGAGTAGTTCGCTCGTCACAGAATGGGTCAAGGGTAAAACGCTGGAGCAAGCTGGATCAATTAAGAATGCTGAAATTGCAGAGGAGCTCAGTCTCCCGCCGGTTAAAATCCATTGTAGTATCCTTGCGGAAGATGCTATTAAGGCAGCAATAAAAGATTACGAACTTAAATGTTTATGTAAGGTATAAAATGATTACTGTAACAGATAGTGCTTTCAATAAAATTAGAGATTTAATTGTTGAAGAAAAAGATAACGATAATTTGGCATTAAGAATGTCAGTAAGAGGCGGTGGGTGTTCAGGTTTTCAATATGAATTTACCTTTGATGACAAACAAGAAGAAGATGATTTTGTGATTGAAAAAGATTCCATTAAAGTGTTTGTTGATTCAATGTCAGCACAATATTTAATGGGAGCTACTTTAGATTACAAAGATGAAAAATTCAATTCACAATTTGTCATAACTAATCCTGAGGTTAAATCAACTTGTGGTTGTGGTTCATCGGTAGCATTTTAATGGCACATATTGTTGCAAATTTACCACCAGTAAATTGTTACATTCGCAAAGAGTTTCTCTATGACTTTGAAAAGGGTCATGGAGAATTTGTGCCTTGTTGGTGGATTAGTATCAAATCATTAAGAGGTCAGGCATTTCGTATCGAGGCCTATTTGAATGAATATGGTGCATTATATGATAAATTACCGTTACACGCATTTTGTTGGAAACCCATTGAAGGTGAACCATATTCATTAGATAGTTTGCAATTGTGGGATTGTTTATCATATGATATTACAGTCATAAAGAAAGCTCAATTGCAATCTATGAAGTGTCAGATTAAAATGAAAAATGGTGATTGGGCATTTGGTGAATATATGTTTACAGTTGATTCGGCACATCCTGATTTCAATATCATAGACACGGGATTTAGTGAAGATGTGACCGACCACAAATCATATAACTTTGTTAAACTAGACAACGGTCAGTTTGCCGCACAGCCAAACAATCGTATGTTAGTATTGGAGCCGAGTAGTAATCCAAAAGAATTAAAAGTGCCTGATTTTAAAGTTGCAACTAAACGATGGTCGGTTGAAACAGAATCAAAATGGGCATTAGGAGATACAGATACATTTATGTATGAAGTAAAATTTGATTAAGTAATGAAACCAACAGTTGCTTTGTTTATGCACCATCCTGAATGTTCTCAGGAATGTTGTAATGCTATTATAAATGTATTGTCTAGTAATTACAATATAAGGTTGTTCTCAGAAGATGACATACTTAACACTAATTTTTTTAGCGATATTAGCCTTATTATTTTCCCTGGCGGCATCGGCGATTCTAATTCGATGTATAGATTCTTTAGCAGAAGAACGGGAAATAGAATAGCAGAGTATATTGAGAATGGTGGTCATTATCTTGGTATTTGTATGGGTGCATATTGGGCAGACCAATGGTACCTTGATATCATAGATGATGTTAGAGCTGTTCAATATATAAAGAGACCTAATGCAGATATTCGTAGGTCATATGGTACAGTTGCACCCGTAGTATGGAATGGCACACCAATGAATATGTATTTTTATGATGGCTGTGCATTGATAGGTGATGAGAGTAAATTCAAAACGATTGCTCGATATGCAAACGGTGACCCAATGGCCATAATCAAAGGCCGTGTTGGTCTAATCGGTTGTCATCCTGAGAGTAGTGAATTTTGGTATCAGAAACCTTGGCAGTATATCAATGAGCATTGGCACAATGGTAAACACCATAAATTATTATTGGAATTTGTAAATGAATTGATGGAGAAATAGAATGATAGTAGCAGGATGGATAGTAGTGGGGTTCTTCTCAGCAATAGGTTGGTGGAGTGCCAATCATTATGTGATTGAACCTTATTTCCCAGAACCAATTAAAAAAGAAAGAAAAGTAGAAACTAAAAATGACTAAAAAATCAGAATCAAAATTAACAGATACACGCAACAGTTTTAAACCCTTTAACTATCCATGGGCATACGATGCTTGGCTTAAACACGAACAATCTCATTGGCTGCATACGGAAGTTCCTATGCTTGAAGATGTCAAAGATTGGAAAAAGAAACTCACCGCTGAAGAAAAACAATTTCTCACACACATTTTTAGATTCTTCACACAAGGAGATATTGACGTTGCTGGCGGTTATGTTCGCAATTATCTACCTTATTTCCCGCAACCTGAAGTAAGAATGATGCTCATGGGCTTTGCTGCTCGTGAAGCATTACATATTGCTGCTTACTCACACCTGATTGAAACATTAGGTTTGCCTGATACAACCTATAATGATTTTATGGAATATCAGGAGATGAAAGACAAACACGATTATGTGCTTGACATTTCAGATAAGAATGGCACCAAAGAAAATACAGCACGACATATTGCCGTGTTTAGTGCCTTTACAGAAGGTATGCAGTTGTTCAGCTCATTCATTATGTTACTTAATTTCCCTCGCATGGGTAAAATGAAAGGCATGGGTCAGATTGTTACATGGTCTATTGTTGATGAAACCATGCACGCTGAATCAATGATGAAGTTGTTTAAGACCTACATCCACGAGAATACAGAAATTTGGAATGATGAATTGAAATCGTCCATCTATGCAATTGCAGAAAAGATGGTTGAACTTGAAGATAAGTTTATTGACCTTGCCTTTGGTGTAACAGAGATGGAAGGCCTGAGTGCTGAAGAAGTTAAAAAGTATATCCGATATATAGCTGACCGCAGACTGATTGGCCTTGGCATGAAAGGCATTTTTAAAGTAAAACGCAACCCTCTGCCATGGGTTGAAGAAATGATTAACGCACCTACTCACACAAACTTCTTTGAGAACCGTGCTACTGATTACGCTAAAGGCGCATTGAGTGGTTCTTGGGACGATGTATGGGGCAGAGCCGCCTAATGTTAATTCTCTACACATTGGTAATGACACACATTACCATTCTTTGTGTTACAATGTATTTACATCGTAGCCAAGCACACCGAGCAGTAACATTTAATCCTGTAATAGAAAACATCATGCGATTTTGGCTATGGCTTACAACAGGCATGGTCACAAAGCAATGGGTTGCTATACACCGCAAGCACCATCAAATGACCGACCAACATGGTGACCCACATTCACCAAAAGTATTTGGTATTTGGCGTGTATTATTTGGTGGTGCAGTTCTATATCATAAAGCATCAAAAGATAAATTGATGGTTGAAACATATGGCAAAGGAACGCCTGACGATTGGGTTGAGAAGAATATATACAGTAAACATTCTCGTCTAGGTATTACTTTGTTATTACTAATAAATTTACTTTGTTTTTCTTGGTGGGGTTTACTCACATGGGGAATTCAAATGATTTGGATCCCATTGTGGGCCGCAGGTGTGGTCAATGGTATTGGCCATTATTGGGGTTATCGTAACACAGAAACGAATGATACATCCAAAAACATTGTACCAATAGGTTTGATTATTGGTGGTGAAGAACTACATAACAACCATCACAATAAACCAGCAAGTGCAAAACTATCTGAAAAATGGTTTGAATTGGACATTGGATGGTTTTGGATTAAAACACTAAGTTATTTGAAGTTAGCAAAAATCAACAGAGAATAAAATGAGAAAAATATTATTATCGTTAGTCTTAGCACTAACAACATTAAACTCTTATGCATGGACACAAAGACCTAACGCAGCTCAGGCTCAATGTATTGTTCATGCACCATATGGTTTCCCTGCAACAAACCCAACACTATATCCTATCTGCCGTGAAGGATATTTTGTTGGTTATGATTCTGCAGCCAAACTACCAAAGTATGTAACATACACACTTACACCACCAAATGCTTTAGGCTGCTGGCCTAGAACAAATGCTTTTGTGAAAGATGAAACTACACCTAATGGCCCACGACCTGACGATTATGCAGGCACAGGATTTGATAAAGGCCATATGTCACCAGATGGTGATTTATCATGGTCACAACAGGTTGAATATGAATCTTTCTTAATGACAAACATGGCACCTCAAGCAGGTAGTTTAAATCGTGGCATTTGGAAGTTATTAGAAACAAATGTCCGTGGTTGGGCTGTTCAACTCAATCAAGTATATACAATATATGTTGGTGGTGTGTATAATGATACCAACAAAAAGATTGGTCAAGGTGTTGTAGTACCACATGGTTACTACAAGATTGTAATCAATCAAAGTACCAATGAAGTTGCAGGTTGGATGTTCCCACATACCGAACCATACCCTAATCTAGGCAATGACCTCACAAAGTTCCGTGTAGGCGTTGCTACAATCGAAGGCACAGCGGCAGTCAAGTTTGCATTTCCACCTAACGCAAAAGAAATACCAGTTGGTGCAGAATGGCCTATTGACTACGGTGCTTTAACAAAGGCCAAGCGTGCAAAATGTGGCGCTAATGCTCAAGAATGAAAATTATAAAACACCATTGCTCTGATTGTGATTCTAGTTTTAAAATCGAATATGATGAGTTAAAATGTGAAGATAATCCTCAATACTGTCCGTTCTGTTCCACATATATAATGGAAGATGAACTGGAACAGGATGATGAGTATTAATGTGGTTTTATTATAATACAGCAGAACAATTCAAAGAAGAAGATATACAAGACCATTTTGGTTTTGTATATCTCATCACACACCTAGGAACAGGCCGTAAATACATTGGCAAGAAGTTCTTTACCAAATCCAAAACAAGACAAATTAAAGGCAAGAAGAAGAAATCTCGTGTTTCTTCCGATTGGATAACCTATTGGGGTTCTAACATCGAATTACAAGAAGAAGTTAAGTTAAACGGGGAGGACAAATACACAAGAGAAATCCTACATTTATGTAAGTCTAGGTCAGCGTGTAGTTATTGGGAAACATTTGAGATATTCAGTCGCCATGCTTTATTATCGGATGCATACTACAACTCATGGGTGACCTGTAAAATTCACAAAGCTCATGTATTAGGAAAATTTAATGGCTCGCAACAAAGCACTAGCAAACAACGACACGATTCAAGTTCGGTCAACAGCGAAAACAACCAATCATCTGAAATTACGGATTGATGACCTTAAAACATTTCAACCATTAACAGAAAACCAACGATTATTTTTTGAAGCATACAAACGAGGCGATTACTTTGTAGCACTACACGGTGTTGCAGGCACAGGTAAAACCTTTTGTGCCTTATACAAAGCACTTGAAGAAGTAATGGATAAATCTAATCCATTCACACAGATTATTATAGTCCGTTCAGCGGTACAAAGCCGTGAGATTGGTCACCTACCTGGTGATGTAAACGAAAAAATGGAAATCTACCAACAACCATACAGGCAGATATGCGAAACGCTATTTGACCGTAAAGATGCTTGGGATAGATTAGAAGAACAACACCACATTCAATTTATTAGCACATCATTCATTCGTGGTATGTCTTTTGATAACGCCATCATCATTGTAGATGAAATGCAGAATCTAACCTATGAAGAAATTGATACTGTTATGACCCGTGTTGGCCATATGTCCAAGATTATTTGGTGTGGTGATTACAGGCAAACCGACCTGAATAAGAAAAAGAATGATATGTCAGGTATTCTTAAATTCTTTGATATTGCCATGCACATGAAGGCATTTACCAAAATTGAATTCACGGTAGATGATATTGTCCGCTCATCATTGGTGAAGGACTATATTCTTGCCAAAATTCAATACGAGGATGCAAACGGGTAATTTCACCATCCAAAATAGTGTGGGCATACTAGTAGAAACACTTAGTTTTTATTGCGTTGCAACATATATAATAGTAGAGGCGCCGATTAGTAGGTGCCTATACTATTTAATATAAGGAATATTACCATGTTTGCATTAGATTCTATGATTGACACAATTCAATCCGCTAAAAAACAATTCGTTACCACTTTTGTTACAGATAAAGAAGTTCAAAAGCCACTCATTGGTTTTGTTGATGCACAAACAGATTTTGTTAAGCAAATCGTAAAAACAAACGAAGTATTGGCAACACAAACTAAAGATGCTTTTACAAAGGCATTGAAGGTATAATCATGTCAAAAGAGTTGGATGCGTTAAGCGGAGTAGAAACTCCAAATCTAACGAACTTTTGGAATTGGGTAAAAACCACATTTACCCCATCATACAAAAGCGAAATTGAAGCCTATCTTGCTGAATCTACCTCTCATGCAGATGTAGAAAGAAGAATCAAAGTGCTTCAAATGCGAGGTATGATATGAGAGTAATATCTTCAATTTGGAATTTTCTCATAGCTTGTGCAGAAGAATTAGAAAAATACCGTAACGGAAAGTATAGTAAAGTTAAATAAGCGAGTTTTGAGGTTTCATACATACCAGTATGGAAAAGAAAACTTATAAACTCACTTCACCGAAAGGTGCCCTTATGTTGGACATAAGGAATAACTATAAATCGTTTCACTTGATTATCCGCAATGGTTGGGCAATTAAGTTCTCAGTTTATGGTGGTGAGAATATTCTATTGATATTTACATCAACCTTTACCGGTCAGACTGTTATTAGGTATTTTGGTAATGAAGATGAGGCTGTAGATTGTATTAACTTTGTTACCGCACATGACCCACAAGAAGAAATAGAAGCATAAGAACCCGCTGAAAGGCGGGTTTTTTATTGCCTCACAATAGCTATTATTATGATACAATGGTTGTAAAGGAGATATATTATGTTGACAGATGAAAAATTACTTGAGGTTTCGGTTAAAGTGGACAAATTTCTATTAGAGATTGCCACGGAGAATGATATGCCTGCATTAGCATTATCAGCCGTTATATTGGCAAGGTTAATGCTAATCAATAATGAAATGCAATCAACCGATGACTTTAAAAAACTAATGGGTGTAGTATCACAGGCACCTATTCTCAAAAATACTACACAGCCATTACATTAATATGCTCGAGTGGTATAAATTCAAAAGATGGTATAATAACCTTTACAAAGGCGAACAATACCTCGTTATTCTATTTGTTTGTGTTATAATTATAGCATCGTTGATGTGGGTTACACATGAACCTAAAGAACGCAAACGAAACTTTCCCATTAAATTAGGAGTGCAATATGACCGCCGATATTAATCAGGTAATGAACCGCCTTAAAAATTTACAAGAGTTTGAAGTGTGTATAGATATACCAGATGAATTTATATTTAATGGCACAATCCCATTTGATATGATTATTGATAGAGACCAATCAGCAAGAGTATTAGTGGTTGCTGAAACACAACATGAGGCCGAGAAAAAGGTCGAACAATTTTTTAAAGTGATTTAATATGACAGAACCAGTTATTCATGGTATATTTCCAACACCAATTACATTTAGCGAAGTTGGTCGTGAATTTACACCAGAAGAATTAGCCATATTCGAAGAAGCAGGCAAAACAATGGTCACAAATAGTGGCAACACAACAAGTGCTGATAATTATTTGTTAGAGAAACCTGGCCTTGAGAATCTTAAAGCAATTGTTCTTGGTACCGTGCAACATTACATGGACAAAGTGATTGTTGCTGACAAAGAAAGAGTTACACCATATATCACACAATCATGGTTAAACTATACTGAAGCAGGACAACACCATCACAAACACGCACACCCTAACAGTTTCCTGTCTGGTGTATTGTATATTGATGCTGATCCAGTTAATGATAAGATTTACTTTTATAATGATGGTTACAAACAGATTAAAATTACACCCAAAGAATGGAATCTATTCAATTCAGAATCTTGGTTCTTCACAGTTAAAACATACCAGATTGTAGTATTTCCATCACATCTATCACACATGGTCGAAGCGAAAGCGGGTAACAACAGAAGGTGTAGTTTAGCTTTCAATACATTTTTGAGAGGTAAAATTGGTCTACAATCAGAGTTGACAGAACTGTTAAACCCATAACAAGAAAGGTGCGGTATGAGCCACGAAGAAGCGAAATTTAAGCATAGTAAACGGTTATTGAAAGATAACAATGCCATTAAGAAGCAAGTAAAGATTGCTAAATCACATGGCATTCCAGTTGAGAATCCGCATATGTTTGCAAAGCATCATGCACTAGATTGTGGGCAACCAAATTGTATTATGTGTGCCTCACCCCGTAAGATTTGGAAAGAAGAAACTATCCAAGAACGCAGAGCAAAACAGAAGGATGAAGAATGACCACCTTTACAACCGAAGATAGAGAATGGGCTTACTGGCATAATTATAATATGCCCAAATATAATAGGCAAACAGAAATAGAATTCTTTTGGCCACTTACAGAGCAAGTATCACTTGACTTGGACTATACTGGTTGTGAACGACCTAAACTCACTATGCCTATTGATAACTCCAATAGTATATCAACGAATGGTCCCACATGGACAACAGCAATTAATCCGCAGTTGACAGTAACAGCAATCAATGCAGTTGGTGAGTTGACCATTGGTGGTATTAATGTAGGCCTTGATAAGAAACCTACATGGTTGCAATCAAAACTATTCAAACTATTGGGGTTCAATTGGAAAGATAGATGATTGAACTAGTTGAAGTTACTAGGCCAGACCAAAAAGGCCTAGTAAAATATATCATTGAGAACCACCACTCTTATGTACCGACCAATGCCTCAGTTGGTCGCCGTATTGATTGGCTCATCAATTACGATGGGCAAACAGTTGGCATGATAGGCATTGGCTCATCGGTCTACCCACCCCCCAAAGATATACTCAATTACCTTGCTGTCAGTAAAAATGACTACAAGGCAATCTTCAACACTATTGCCAACAATTGGCGCTTTTGTATGATACAATCCATAAAGAACGGTGGTAGTCAGATATTGAAACAGTTGCGACAGAAGGCGCCAGATGCATGGAAGGCAAAATATGGTGATGACTTAGGTTACATCATTACTTTTGTTGGTGCAGGTAAGAATGGTGCAGTCTATCTTGCCGATAACTGGTCAAGAATTGGCGAAACCGCTGGTCTACCCAAGCACAAGAGTTCCTCTATGAAGTGGAATACTGGTGAACAATTGAAAGAACTATTTGTTAAGCCTACAGGTGAAAACAAGAAGATTATACTGATAAAGAAACTATGAACGCAAATGAACTAGCTGAGTGGCTTATTGCTTTTACACAAGATGATGTGGATTACGAGGAAAAATGGATTAAAGCTTCTGCCATCATGCTACGCCAGCAACACGACCGATTATGCTTGTTAGAAAATATTGTGATGGATTTAAAAGCAACAGTAATAAAGGCACAAGAATGAAAATGATACCATTTGTTATTCCCATTGAGGCGGCAGACCAAATTACATTGGCCAATCTACAAGAAGCCCGTAGATATATGTTGAATGAATTAAAACAACATAAGAAAGGTGACTACTGGATTCATCCAGAGGACATTGGACACTATGGGGGTTATCTCAAGGCGTTAGATGTTTTAATTCCTTACTATGGTGGTTGAGTATGAGTGATTATAATCCTGATAAATGGTTAGTTGTTAAGATTATTGGAAAAGACACACCGCCAATCTATAAAGTCTTTGCTTGTTGGTATGGTGGTTATCTTGGCTCTGATTCTTGGAAACTTAATTCAGGCATTACCGCTGTGATTGAAAAAGATGATTATTTCTTCTTTTATGGTTCTAGTGGCTCAGTCTATTCTTGTCGCAAGGGAAGTTATGGCGCCAATGGATATGGTCATGGCATTCTTCAGAATATGATAGATAGAATTGAAACAGCAGGCGGAACAGTTGAGGTTCTGCCTGAAGAAACAAATTGGTTGGAGATAGATTATGAGTGATGATACACATTTTTTAGTTGGTAAAACAGATGAAAAGACTATATTGAGGATCGGTGATAGTATTGCCACGACCTTAATAATGAATCAAAAATCCACAGTTGATTTGATTAGGCTTTTAGCTTCCACACTTGATGATGATAAGTGGAAATTTAGTATTAGAATTGATCCAAAAGGTGAATCTAATGAGTGAAGAAAAACTAGACGGCAAGTCAACCATTGAGTTGAACCTTGATAAAGAATTATTGTTTGATTTGATGCTCATGGCACACGAGCGGGACATTACTTTGAATCAATTAATTGAAGAAGCATTAAGATTGTTTATTGAAGAACACGAGAAAAACAAATGAAATGGTTAATATATCTAATGATATTTTGCGTAGCCTATTCTATTGGCTATAACAAAGGCATCAACCATGCCCATGTAACAATAGAGGCACCGAAGTGATTGAAATACTGATTATTATATTTGCCTTTCTTATGGGCTTTATGATTGGTCGTGATAGGGCGCCAATGGTGATAGACGACCAGGTAGATGAAATAGAACGATTAAGCAAGCAAGTGGAGTATTACAAAGACCTATGCAAGTGGCATATTAAAGATAAGGAGAGGCTGAGTAAGCGATGACTACATTTAATTATAATCCAGATGATGATGAACCACCATTCCTGCTGCCTGGTGACATAGATAGGATGCGACAAGAAGCGAAGCAGAAAATGGGAGGTAAACGACCACTCACTATCCAAGAGGAAATTGTTGCCGCCTTGTCGAAACCTTTTGTACCTAACATAGAGAATGACCGATGAAAACCGATGTATCTGGCAAATGGATTGCCGTGAGTGATTATAAGACCATGCAACAACAAGAAACCGAAGCCATCCTGAATATGGGTGAGTGTATCAAGGCACTAGAGCAACAGTTAGCCAATGCTAATGCTCGTATCACCGAATTAGAGCAACAAATCTACGGGTCAAAATGAATCCATTAAGTTTACTCAATACTGCTATTGATACACTATGGTATTGGACATATGGTATTCTTGTGGGTTGGGGCGCCAGTTTTACTATACTTGTAGCACTATTCATAGTAGTATTCATAAAGATAATCCGACTTAACCATCGTATCAATTACCTCAACAACCGATTAGTATCACTTGACCGAGAAGTCAGCCTAACCCTTAATAAGATAAACAAATGAGATTAGTATATTATAGAGGCCCCGAAGAAGTGGCATTCCAATTCTTTTGGGTCGATGAACAGAACCAACGCAAGTCACCGACCTTCTATACCGAAGATGAAGCAAAGCAATGGTTAATTAAGTCAGTAACCACTATCGTAGATGAACCGAAACCGACCATCACCGAGAGTAAACCAGATATAGTTCCTAACAAGGCATACACCGATGCCTATAATGCAGGTAAACTATATGCCGAGTTAGCGTTTGTAGAGCTAAAACAAGATATACTAGAACTGATAGAAGATGCCAAACCATCCAAACTACCAGATGTCCTAAAGAGAATTAAAGAATTGCTGAAGTGATACTAGAACATTCACAAGATCCTGTATCCGCCAAGTGGAATCACACCACCAATAGATGGGATGTAGGGAATAAGAAGAAGTTTAGATGGTGCAACAACAAAAACAAACCAGAATCCGACTGGTTCTATGATATAACCGATGCCCTAACATGGATAATAGACCACGATGAAAGTAAAGAAACTAATCAAAAAACTGTATAAAGCCATAGTATTACATAACCTAAAGAGAGAACGGAAAATCTATAAGAAGATTACCAAGAAATCTCTTAAGCATAAACATACAGAAGCAATACAATGAAACCAATCGCCTATCTAATGGTTGAGAGAAATACCCAAGAAAGATATGTCCAGACTAATACTCCTACAAGAGAGGAGAAGATTAGCCATGAACCATATCCATTATATCACCTAGAAGATGGTGTGAAAGTATATAATAACCGTGAAGAATATCTATCCGAATCCTTTGATAGAACCGCCAGTCATATGGCAGGTGAGTATATTAGCTATGAAGATAGATTATGCACCCATGAAGAGCAAGAAGAATGGCTAAGAAATGTAAGAAAGACAGGATATTAACATGAAAGCAACCGAAGTAAAAACCAAAGAAGATTATATATTATACCTACAATCCGTCATAGATGATAAGGATAAGGTCATAGAGAACCAAATGAACCAGATAAAGAAACTATTAGGACTGTTAGCCAATAACACAAAACCTGCATTATAACATAGGTAATGTTAGAGTGCAATTTCACAGTTAAATGCAAAAAGTAGCAAATGGTGTGAAAAAGTGGTAGAGAATTGGCATAGATAGGATAGTATTAGAATATAACATACCCACCACGCCTATCGTAGAAGCGCAACCTTGGTGGGTTTTTTATTGTGTAGAAAAGTGGTAAAAAGTGTGAAAAAGTGGTAGAGAAGTAGCATAGATAATTCCATGCCGAATGTATATGCTAAGAAACAATGTCCGAATTGCAAAAAGACTCACAGAGGTCGTGGACAGTATTGCTGTATCTCATGTGGAATGACTGGCCGCACAGTATCCGCAGAGACCAGACTGAAATTATCTAAGAAGTCCACAGAGTATAGAAACACACCAGAGGGTATCGCAACAACCAAAACCATTGCGAGAGTTACTGAGAAGCGCCACGATATCAATCAAAAAATCAAAGATGGTCATTATATACTAGAACCAGAGGACTATTATCTGGACATCTGGTCTAGTGAAGATGACGATAATATTAAGTTATAATCATAGCACTACGGTCTGGTGCAATTCTATTCAATTCACTCTCATAAGCATCATATAAACTCTTAGCGGTTTTTGTGAGGCTCCCTTGTTGGTTCTTTCTCTCAATTAATTCTGATTGGGCAAGGTACAGAGCGTTATAGTATTGGTCTGGTGTCAGATTGATATTCATATATTTCCTTTTTTAGTTAACCAGCCATCCTAACATATTGGGCAAAGTTTGTCAAGCCCCCTCGTAAGCCCTTGAAATATAAGGGCTTTTTTACGTGTTGCGTGGATACAACAGGGGGCCTTGACAATTACCGTGGTTTTGATATAATGGCCACATGATGAAAAATATTGATATAAATGCGCTGGGCAATAAAGTGTTGGGTTATGTTATTGCGTTTGGTTACGGTTTTCTCGTGGCCATGATGATTTTTGAAAGGGTGCAATGAATCTCTCTAAACTACAAGCTGACATTCAGTTGAAGCAAGATATACTGTCCTTCATTGAGCAAGGCGGTATGATTAAAGTGGGTAAGACCAAAGCGGTTCGCAAGTGTCAGACCTTCCGTAACAATAAATTTTCAGTCTATAACATGGGTCATCAAAAAGCCTGTGCTCGTGGCTTCATTAAGGAATAATATGATTACTTTAAACCGTGCAGAATTAATTGAGTTGCTATCCTATAAGGGTTTTACGACCGATTATCTAATGACCAAGGACGATGAGACCTTGGAGAATCTTTATATTGAATACATTGTTTTAGCAGAGGATTATGTATGAGCAGAATGAAAGACCTAGCCATTGCGTTGGATGAATACGCTGATTATCTGAAGGCTAACTATAACCAGAGAGGTTATTCAAGGCCTGACCGCCAATTGACCGTTGAGTTTGATATGGGCTCGAAGTTTATTAAGGTTATCATTGGCCATACTGGTGACACCTCCCGTAGTAGCCATTCATTCATTGTGCTTGGTGAATATAAGACCGCAAAGGCTACATTCAAGCATGGCGATATTCTAAAGAGTGCCAGTTGGCGTGCTCCCGCTAAGAATTTTGCAAGGGGCAATATCATGGAAAATGAATACGGAAGTATCAGTTGGACGGGCGCCTAATGGGCTGTGCTAAAAAACAACAGCAGGCCTTGACAATTGCCTTGGTTGTGTTATACTAGCCACATAGATTGAAAAACAAACGAAATTTTTAAAGGAAACAAAATGTCAAATATTACAGTTGCTATGAAGTCTGAAATCGTTGCTAAGCGTGCTGAGTTGAAAACAATGGTCGCTCAGTATAAAGAAGCAGTTGCTGCTGAAAAAGAAGTGCGAGCTGCTGCTAAACAAGCTAAAGCGATGGCTAAGTCAGTTAAAGCGTTTGAGAGTGCTAAGAAAAAAGTGGCTCGTATCGCTAAGTTGGAAGCTAAACTTGCTGCTCTCAAAAACCCACCAGTTGGTACTAAGGCAATTAAGGCAAATAAGAAGCCTTCCAAAGTTACCGTATTGAAGATGGCTGCCTAATATGATTGCCGACATGAGCTTCGTGGTCGCTAGTCTAAGGCTGACCGATGATAAAGTAATCGGTCAAGTCCAAAAAAGCAGAATGTATGGGCGTGACCTGTTATATACTGTCCGCCTCCAGACTCCTGTTAAGTTGAGATGGCGCAGAGAAGCCGTCCGTGAGATGTTATTTTCAGAGGATGAATTAAAGGTTATTAATGCGTAAAAAGAGGTCAGACCGTAACCATGTGCTGTATCAGCTGACAATAGGTGAGCAGACCTATATTGGCCTTACAGTTGCAATTGGTCAAGCCTATTTGAGAAGCGTTAAGGTCAGAGTGCAGAAGCACCTGAGCAGAGCCAAAAAAGAGCAGAAGGATTGGGCAATATGCGAAGCGCTGAGAGGTGATGATAGCATACAGTATGAGGTGCTAGAGGTGGTCAGAGGTCGCAAGGCAGCTCACAGTAGAGAGCGCCAGTTGATAGCAGAGTATCAGCCTTCACTTAATACATTCTGAAGCAGAGGGTGGTGGGGGTCAGCCCGAAACCACAGGAGCCATATAGTAAGGATCCTTACTTTTTTGATTAGTGATAGTAGGATCCTTAGTGTCTGGAACAATGCTTTTTTAGAGAGAGATTTCGTAAAAATCCTGGCCAGCCAGAGAATTCGTGGAAGTCGTTTCTAAAAAATCCGCGGCCAGGAAATTTACCGTGGAAGTCGAGTGGCATTCTAATGATTGCCTCTCTATGGTCTACAATGTGTTACAATGGAATTATCTTTCTTTATCTAAGAATGGATAATTATTCAATTTAAATAAAAGGAAATAAAATGTTTATACAGTTAACCCGTTTTCAGAATACCTTTGGAGATACAGAGCCAGTCTTTGTGAATCCTCGCCAAATTGAGTGTTTCTTTCCCTTTAAAGATGCCTATGGTGGCCGTGAAATTGAGGTCACAAAGGTTCAGTTTAACCAAGGACATCTGATAGTCCAAGAATCTCTTACTACTATTCAGAGTTATATTATATCGGCTATGAGAGGATAACATGGATGAATTTCTACATGAGATTTATGTGTGGTGGCTAATGTTCATTAATATGATTGAAATGTGGTTTAGATAATGGAAGTATTCTCTCAAATTCTTATTAATGCCATTGTGATGTTCTTTATATTTGCATGGACATTTGTAATGGTCATTGTGGGTGTTCTATTGTTTTCAGAGGGTAGATGAAATGAGCTACGAAGATAAATTCAGGATTAAACTGATGCTCTTAGCAATGGTCGGTATGGTTATAGGGTTGATTCTATGAATATTGAGAATATGATAATGGATGAATTTTGGTATGTCCTGATGATACTGTATTTCGGTGTAATGGGATTTGCCTTGGCGTTTTTTGTTGGATTGGTATTGTGAGGAACCTAGGAGCGCGGAGCGCCTCGGAAACCTTGAAGAAATAAGAGTGGTAATTGTAGTATGAATAGTAGAATTGAAGAATTAGCCAAAGAGTGTGGTGCATGGAACCAAGTCTATGGTAATAGAAACTTTATGCTTGACGAGCACTTTGATATAGAAAAGTTTGCTAAGTTGATTGTTAAAGAATGTATGGATGAATGCCTGCGTATGCAATTAGGTAATCAATATACACCAGAAGAAATGTTGTTTCAAACTAAGTATCGTAAGATTATCAAAGAACATTTCGGAGTTGAAGAATGACACAAGATGAAATTATTGAATTGGCTATCCAAGGTCATGCAAGCACAAGAGATGCTATTCGGTGGGCTATGAACCAAGAGCGTGAGGCGTGTGCAAAGTTATTAGAAACAACAGACTTAGGTGGACTAAAAGATAACCCAGCAATGCAGAGTTGGGTTGCAGAAATGTTGTTGGCTTATGTAAAAGTAATCAGAGCAAGGGGACAAGCATGACCACAGTAATTGCGATGGCTATAATTATAGTAATGGAGTTTTTATGAATGGTAGGACTTGGGCTGATGTAATAGTCATTCTATTATTGTTTGTTTTTTTGTATATACATTTGAGGTACTAATGAAGATTGTAATTAATAATTGTCATGGTGGTTTTGGCTTAAGTGATGAAGCCACGGAGTTATACGCTAAGTATAAAGGTCTTGACCTACGAAAAGAGGAAAAGAATACTAATTCGGTTCTGCCGAGTGATTATTATGTTGGTGATGAATGGTTCAATTACCGATATATTGACCGCAACGATGTGGACTTGGTTCGTGTGGTGCAAGAGCTGGGTGAGAAAGCCGATGGGTTTTGTTCTAAACTAAAACTGGTCGATATTCCTACCGATGTTCAATGGACTATTGAAGAATACGATGGCATGGAATGGGTCGCCGAGAAACATAGGACATGGTCTTAAAAGTCGTTTAAAATCAAGAGCTTAGCGCTGTTGTTTTTCTGCAACAGGGGGCTTGTGTTTTCCACTGGTTCGTGTATAATGGTTCCTGTTGAGTTGATAAGGAAACAAAAATGATGAAATTTGAAGGTGTTGCAAAAGTTGGTGATGTAATTCGTGCTTATGATTTTAAGCCAATGTTTGGTCGTTCCGATGCTTATGTTGAAGGAATTGTTGAAAATGCCAATTGCACAGAGCCTGGCTACAAGTGCTACAAAATCACTTGTGTAGCAGATTTTTGGGACGGTAAATTCCGTAAGGGTGTTCGCTCTAGTCGGATTGCTAAAATTGTTTTTGTTCCAATGGAAGTGTCGTTCATGGAATATGATGCTCGAATTATTAACTTGTCAAAATAAGGATTATTATGTCATACGCTAAATTATCAGTTGAAGAATTACAAGGTTATTTCAGCGATTTCCATAAAGATTATTATGGTTTTCGTCCTCGTGGTTTTGGTACTGTTGAGCAGTGGAATGACCGTGATTGGCTAATTGCTAATATTGAGCAAATTCATGGCGCTATTGATGCCATGAAAGCAACCTTTTCTGGTCGTGAAGAATTACGCCAACAAGGTTGGGTTGTTGAAGAAACCGATCCTGAATTAGCTAAAAGAGCCAAGTGGCTCGCTGATGAAAGAAAGCGGGAGCAAGATGATTTTTTGGCTCAAATGGATGCTGATTGGGCTGAACAAATGGAGAAAGCAGATATTAATGATTGATTTTTTAAAGTGGATTGCCACACTAATCACTTTAGCAGGCGCCCTCGCTACAACGCTGGCGCTTGACCCGTTGAATATCTACCTATTGAATTTAGGTGCCGTATTGTTTTTAATATGGGGTATTCTGATTAAAGAAAAAGCAATGGTCGCTGTTAATGCAGGACTATTGGGAATTTATGTATTTGGTTTAATGTTGAGAGTATAAGTAATGGAACTTTATAAAAGGTTTGTATGGATGATTCAGAAAAGTTCGATGGGTTCTACATTTTACCAGGCGAAGATGATGGTATAAAATTATCTTATTTTGATTTTAAAGATGATTTTATTAAAGGCGAAAAAGTAGGTGGCACCGAAGTTGGTGATATGTACCATGTTATCTTTATGAGGACAGGCGATGACAGCTTGCCGATTTTAGATGACCATTTTGAGGCGATATTTTCGCATCCTGAGACCTATGTGAGGAATCTATTAGGTGCGGATATCTTTGGTTGCTTTGTAAAGAAAACGGAAAACAGTTGGAAGTGGGTTGATAATTACCTCACAAGAACAATGGCTCGTGTTACAATGATGAAAATGTCAAGTTATGCGAAGTCTTTATCGGAAGATTAATTGAAAGGAAAGAAAAATGCCTAATTGGTGTGCTAATAATGTTGAGTTTCATAATGATGATGTTGCCGAAGTTGCAAAACTAGAAGCACACTTAAAATTTTTAGATGAACGAGAAAAAAATGAAACTGCCGAAGCAGGTTTATTTGGTTATTTTGTGCCAAGACCACCAGAATTTGATGAAGGTGAATCTTGGTATGGTTGGAATGTTGCAAATTGGGGAACAAAATGGGAAGCTTCAATTTATTCATGGGAAAAAGTGAATGAAAATTGTATTAAAATTAATTTTGATACAGCATGGGCACCGCCAATAGCGTTTTATGATTTTCTAGCAGGAGAAACCGAGTGGTATGTTACTGCTACCTATTGGGAACCTGGCATGGGATTCGTTGGACGCAATTGTGCAGGTGATGATGAGTGCTATGAGTATTCTAATGCTGAAGATGTTGAAGATATTCCTGAGGAATTGATTGAGGAATACAATTTGCGTGACCAATTCGAAGATGAAGAAGATTGGGACGAAGAAGAAGATGAGGAAACTGATGAAGAATCAGAATCCCGTTTAGCTCAAGAGTTGGAAGAATTGAAAACGGAGTTTGATTTGTTAAATGTGAGTGATGAACCTGCAAAAAATGCGTTTGCTGACGAAAATGGTCGTGAATGGTTGCGTGAATTGTTGCGTGAACGAGTTGTTGGTGTTGTTTTTACAAAAAAAGACGGCACGGAACGTGTTATGCAAGCTACTTTGAGTGAAGAATTCATTCCGCAAGCAGACCGAAGCGAAAATTCGACAAATATTCGCAAAAAATCAGATGAAGCGCTTGCAGTTTGGGATATTGAAGCAGAAGGCTGGCGTAGTTTTCGCTGGGATTCTGTAAAACAAGTGAATTTTACGTTGGGAGAGTAAAAAATGACAAAATATATTGTTGAATCTATTGGAATGTTCCGACAAGTTCATATTGTTGAAGCGGAAAATGAAGAAGCAGCGTTTAAAATTGCGGAAACTGCTGATGACAATTGGCAGGAATTTCTCGGTATGACAAAAATTGATGTAACAGAATTTACCGAAGAACACGCAGATGTTTTCAGGAAAAAAGAGTATTTTTGGGAAGGACTTTCATTTAAAGATGAAAACGGTGAAATAAAATATAAGCATCCTGATGGGTCAGTTGCTTAATATATAATAAAGTGCGTTGGACGATCCGAGTTATCGGAAGCAAACACCATAAGTGGCCAACGCATTTTACTATTGACAATTATTATCGCAGAGTATGGAAGTGGTCTATCCGTCTGGTCTCATAAGCCATGAAATCGTTGGTTCGAATCCAACCTCTGCAACCAATGCTCGGGTCGTCTATCGGTTAGGACATTGCCCTTTCACGGCAAGAAGAGCGGTTCGATTCCGCTTCCGAGTGCCATTTTTGAGAGTTTAATATGACAATTCAGCAAGCATGGGATTTTATGGGTTGCTCAATGTTTGTTTCAGTTGGAATAATTTCAATTGTTGCAACCATTCTAGCAGTAAACAATTTATTCAGTAAGTTTTGGAAACCAATTAATCTATACAGCACAATATATAGATTTGTTGATGTTGAACAGGAGAAAACAAGTGAAGAAAAAGAAGGAAAGAATTCCCAAGGAAAGAAACTACCTAGTCAAACTAGCTCTGTTTCGAAAAGCGGGAACGCACAAGAAAAGTAATAAAGCTTTAAGAAAGAACGAGAAACAGAAGGGGTATTATAATAATACATTTGCCACATTAATCGGTAAATTAGTGTATAATGGTTATTATAATGCCTCTTCAAAAATATAGGAAATCATGGATACAACTTTAGAAAATTTACAAAGCGCCTTGGCTGGCGAATCAATGGCACATATCAAATATCGGTATTTTGCTAAACTTGCTCGTGCGGAAGGTTTTGAAGATATTGCAAAACACTTTGAACACACAGCCGACCAAGAAATTCTCCACGCATGGGGTCATTTAGAATTGCTAGTAGGTAAACCAAGCACTAAGCGTTGCCTTGAATTGGCGATTGAAGGTGAAACATATGAATTTACCACAATGTATCCTAAGTTTGAATTACAAGCTAGAATGGAAGGTCATCAACAATGGTTAAAAGAAATCAAAGATAACATTGATGAATCTAAAGTTCACGCTGAACAATTCCAAGAATTACTTGTTAAAGCTGAAAAGAGATTCTCTGCTTTAAAAAGAGTAGAAGAAAAGCACGCTAACGCTTACAAGAAACAATTGGAGAAACTATAATGGAACATATTTGTATAGTTTGTGGCCATGTCCACGATGAAGTAACTGAAGGTAAATGGGAAACTTTACCAGAGGATTTTGAATGTCCAGAATGTGGATGTGGTAAAGAAGATTACACCGAAATGTAATTATTGTGTGGGTGTGCTGCTGAATGGTTAGGCGATGGATTGCAAATCCGTTTTATGCAGGTTCAACTCCTGTCACCCACTCCAAAATTTAGCTAAATCAATAATAGCCCCCTGTTGTTTTTACGCAACAGGGGGCTTTACTTTTACCATGGATGTGTTATAATGGTTATTCATTAATAAAGAAAGGCATTATCATGGCATATATGAACCAAGAAAAAAAGGCGATTATCGCTTCTAAGCTAAAACCTATTTTGAAAAAATATGGTGTTAAAGGTTCTTTGAAAGTCAATAATCATTCTACCATTGTTTTGAATGTAAAATCTGGTAAAATTGATTTTATCAAAAATTATAATTCTACGGTTTCTAATCAGCCTGGTGGTTTTCGCAACGGTTCAGCTGCTGAGAAATATTTAAATATTAATCCCTATTGGTATCACGAGCATTTTTCTGGTCAACCTAAAGAGTTTTTGACTGAAGCATTGGCCGCTTTAAAAGGTGCGGACTGGTACGATGAATCGGATGCTCAAGTTGATTATTTCAATACAGCTTATTATGTTGATATTAATATCGGCAAGTGGAGTAAACCTTACATTGTGGAGTGATTATGCCTAAGAAAATGTCCTCGGTTCAATATAAAAAAATTCGCAGAGAAGATATAATGGATTTTGTAAATGAATTATATGAATGTCAAAACCATTATATTGAATTAGCTGTTGAAAAATCTGGCTTCAAAGAAGCTAATGAAGTTATTAAATATATTATGGAGAAAAAATGATTATTGATAAAGTTGAGCGACCACTTGTTATTGATTTGACTGGCCCCCAAGGTAATGCCTTTTATTTAATGGGCTTTGCTCAGAAAAATGCGAGAAAATTTGGACTTGATAGTGATGCCATTTTGGCGGAAATGAAATCTGGTAATTATGAAAATCTGGTACAGGTCTTTGATAATTATTTTGGTGAATATGTGATATTGGAAAGATAATGTCTGGTGTATATGTGATGGTGACCCAAGACGGTTACCGTGTTACGGCCTCTGAGCGCTTTATTTACCTCTTTGGTTCTTATAATGATGATAGCATGAACTATAACATTGATTCGCAGGTTTTGAGTGAAATGTTTGGTAATTGTGCTATACTAAATTCGGCAAAAGAAGCACTTGAAGCAGCAAAGTGTATAAGTAAGACGATTAACGAAACAGAAGATGGAATTATGTTTATTGATTCTTACGGTAAATATACATTTGAGGAACTAATGGATGGCAAGGCAAACAAAGAACTCAGCAACAATTGACCGATTACTCGGTAAGACGGCTGAACCAAAATATGAGAATTTAGAATCTCAAAGCGACATAGCAGCCGCCTTAAATTGGTACAATACAAATAAAGATGCTAAGACGGCAGCTAAGTATATTGCCGAGTATGCCAAGAAGAATAAGTTAAAAGGCAAACTGGCGGCTGGCAAAAGTTTTACGACAACGGCATATATTTGCCGTATGATTACTAATGGAACAATTTTTACCGATGAAGTGAAGCGAGATACTCATAATAGAGTTTTGGAGTTGCTTGTCGAGGAATCAACGGAAACAGTCGTGGTTGAGAAAACTGTTCCAGTAGTAACTATACAAGACCGTATTGCGGAAAAAGTCTCCGAGATTGCAGGAGAGTTGGAAGGGTCTATTGATGATTACATACTAAGTGGATTTTCTAAGATACCATCACCTTATGGTCTAATGCACGATAAGGTAAAGGCTATGCACTCGGTAAAGATTATTGAAATCTTTAAACGCCGTAGGGCAGAGTTTGATAATGTGCTTGTTAGTGATGATGAGCAGATTAAAGAAGGTTATTCTAATTTTAGCCGACCAGAGATTAAAAAACTGGTTGCATATTGTGATTTGATTATTACCGATGCTTTGAAGCTTGGTGATGAATCAAAATCTAATCGTAAACCACGAAAGCGTAAATCAAAGACACCAGAGCAATTGACCGCAAAGGTTCAGTATTGTGCTAAAGATGATACCTACAAATTAGAATCAGAATTACCAAAAGGAATCATTGGTGCAACCTCATTGTGGATATTTAATGTGAAAACACGGAAGTTAGGTGTTTATCATGCTCTTGATTCTGAAGGATTCGGTGTCAAGGGAACAAGTCTTACCAATTTCAGCGAAATGAAATCGGTACAGAAAACGCTACGCAAGCCAGAAGCAATTCTGCCAGATGTGGTGAAAGGTGCAAAAGTATTTTTGCGTAATGCAATGGAAAATATCAAATCAAAAGATGCTAAGTTAAATGGTCGATTGAATAAAGATACGGTGTTGTTAAAGATTATAAGGTAATGATATGACAAAAGATAGACAAGTGATTGTTCTGGCAGTATTAGAAGGCATTTTGCCTGTTGATGCTATTACCGAAAATGAATTGAATGAATTGCATGAGGCAGTATTTGATGCTGTTGTGGCAAAACAAATGTCAAGATTGCCTCATCTAAGTGCAGAAATGCATTAGAATGGAACATGGACAAGATATCTTTCAATGAGTTTACTGAAGCATCAAAGGTAAACATCAAAGCTGAGCCTAAAGTATATCAATACGAAAAAACTCAGTATGTTGTTGTTGATGATGTTTTGGTAGAACCAGATAAATTGTTAAAATATTTGGATAAGTTTCCCGCCTTAGATAAGGAAGATTTTCTTAGAAATGGTAAAGTGATTAGTTATGCGCCAGGTTTACAACAATTAATTTCCGCAAATTATTTACAAGAACTTACTCATTATTTTAATAATCTACTTTACCCAATGATTGGTAAAGAATTTAGAATTGATTGGTATACAAATATATTTTATCCTGATATGAATGTTACAGAAACCGCTCGTTTACCCCATGTTGATACTTTTGACATGGCTATTAACATTTGGTTAACTGATAATCATAAAGATGATGGAACTGCCTTTTACAAAAATGGAGATAAGTATTATGGTGATAGCATCAAATACGATTTTGTAGAAGATAAAGAATCTAAATGGCAACCATTTGATGGAAATACCGATTATGAAAAGTATTTGGTCGTACCATCAAAATATAACACCGCTGTAATTTATAGTGGAAAGTTTTATCATTCGGCATATTATGTACCACAAACAAACAAGGAAAGAAAGTCGCTAGTTGGCGCCCTATTCTTATTATGATATTATTTGACTTTAACCAAGTAGCGATTGCTAACTTGATGGAACAAATTGGTTCTTCAAAGACACCAGTAGATGAATCATTGGTTCGCCATATGATTCTAAACACTATTCGTACCTATGTGAAGAAGTTTAAAGCTTCTCACGGTCCTGAAGTTGTGATTGCTTGCGATAATAAGAAATATTGGCGCCGTGATGTGTTTCCGCATTACAAGGCACACCGCAAGAAAGCACGACAATCTTCTGGTCACGATTGGGGTTCTATCTTTGAAGTCCTGAATAAAATCCGTGATGAGTTGAAAAACCATTCGCCATACAAAGTGATTGATGTTGATACTGCTGAAGCTGATGATGTGATTGCCGTATTGGCAACCCGTTACGCTTCTATTGGTAAGGTTATGATTCTCTCCTCAGATAAAGACTTTGCACAATTGCAAAAGTTTTCTAATGTTGAGCAATATTCGCCTATTTTAAAGAAAGCGATTAAAGAACCTTTACCTTCATTACAGTTGAAACAGTTGATTATTCGTGGTGATAAAGGTGACGGTATTCCTAACATTTTAAGTAAAGATGAAACCTTTATTGAAGGTGCTAGACAAAAGCCTATTACCGAGGCTAAGATTATAAACTGGTTGAACCAAGACCCTAGTGAATTTTGCACAGATGAAATGTTGCGAAACTTTAAGCGTAATGAAATGCTGATTGATTTAACTCAGATTCCAGAAACACTTAAACAAAGCATCATAGATACCTATGAAAGCACTAAAGGTCATACTAGACAAGAGTTTATGAATTATATGATTGCTAATCGTTTGAAAAATTTAATTGAGGTAATAGATGAGTTCTGAAATCCTATATTCGGAGATATTAAAAAAGTTTGATGATGCACCTAACCGTGCTGGCAAGCTTGCGGTATTACAAAAAGAGGGTGACCCTAGATTCAGAGATTTTCTATTCTATGCTTTTCATCCTGATATCAAATTTGATATTCAACCACCAGAATATCGTCCTGCGATTGAACCTGCTGGTTTAAATTTTACTTACCTCGATTCTGAGGTCAATAAACTGTATCGCTTTATTACTGGTCATGCTAAAAAGTCGCCAGACTTGAAACCATATAAACAAACACAATTGTTATTGGTTATTTTAGAATCATTACATAAAGATGAAGCTGAATTGTTGTGTAAGATGTTTAAAAAAGATTTAGCTGTCAAGTATCTAACTCCACGCCTTATTAAAGAAGCTTATCCAGAAATTAATCTTCCGTTGGAATAAATTATGAAAGTAGCGGTAATAACACCCACAATTGGCAATCCTAAACTAAGTGATGCTTTAAAGTCGGTTGATAAACAGACTTATAAAGATTTAACCCACTACATCTTCATTGATGGAAAAGAACATAAACAAAATGTTCATAAACAAATTGAAGGTGCTAGTAAGGTTAAGTTAATTGAATTGGAAGAAAATGTTGGTAAAGGCTGGTACGGACATCGTGTGTTCGCTGCCAGTTCCTTTCTTGTGAACGCTGACATTATTGTGTACCTTGATGAGGATAATTGGTTTGAACCTTGTCATGTTGAAAAATTGGTGAAAAAAATTGAAGAAGGCAATGATTGGGCTTATTCGCTCAGGAAAATTTATGATAAAGATGGAAACTTTCTTTGTGATGATAATTGCGAATCGTTGGGTAAATGGCCTGTTTACTTTAATGATGGCGTGTTTCATATTGATACCTCCTCTTTTGCTGTTAGGCGTGATGTCGCTGTTCGTATCGGTCATGCTTGGTACGGACAATGGGGTGCAGACCGCCAGTTTTTTGGTGCGTTAAAGTCCAATTTTCCAAAGTTTGATTGTACCAATGCACACACCTCTTGCTATCGCCTTGATGGCAATCCAAACTCTGTTACTAAAGAATTCTTTGATAAAGGTAACGAAGAAAATAGCAAAAAATACTTTGGTCAATTTCCATGGAAGAATGGTAGCAAATTACTTACCATTCCAAAAGAAAAAATCGAAGAAGTGGGGCCTGGTATAAAGATTGTGTTATGAAAACGGCATTAGTTACTGGCGCTTCTGGTTATCTTGGAAGTCACCTCTGTAAGTATCTCAGAAAGAATGGTTGGAAAGTAATTGGTCTGGACATAAAACATCCTGAGCACCAATATTGGGACATATTTGAATTCTGTGATGTCCGTGACCGACAAGAGCTTGATGGTGTATTCTTTCACCATAAGATTGATGCGGTGTTTCACTTAGCAGGCAGAATCGAAGTTGGTGAGTCCATGAAAGACCCAACAGAATTTTGGGAAGTCAATGTCGCAGGCACCTGTATGGTTCTAAACTGTATGAAGCATTATGGTGTGGAATACATCATATATTCTTCTACCGCAGGAGTGTATTGGCCAAGTAAACGATTGATTAGTGAAACCGAGGCAGTCCTTAATAATCATGTTTATGGCAGTAGCAAGCACGCTGCCGAAAACGCTATCGAGGACTCTGGTATTAAGCATATCATTTTCCGATACTTTAATTTGGCTGGTGCTGATCCAGATAACGATATTGGTGAAAACCATTCACCAGAAACCCATCTGATTCCTAGAATCCTTCAAAATCTAAATAGTTTTGAATTATACGGTGATGACTATGATACACCAGATGGCTCGTGTATCCGTGATTATGTCCATGTTTCCGATGTTGCTGAGGCACACATTTCAGGAGTTGAATACCTGATGAATGGTGGCGAATCTCAGCTATTAAATTTAGGTACAGGAAAAGGGCATTCCAATTATGAGATTATTAACCTCATTACCGATGAATTAGGATTACCTGTAAAATACAAAGTAAAGGCAAGACGGCAAGGTGACCCCGACCAGTTGGTTGCCGATATTACTCTTGCTCAAAAAGTATTGAATTACCGCCCAAAACATGATATACTATCAATATTGAAAACAGCTTATGAGTGGCATAAAGAGTATGACAAGAAAATTTGACGAATCGGTAATTGATGCCGAGGATATTATCAATCTCGGATTATTAAAAGAACACACCCATATGATTACGGGTGATATTAATGATGAAACGGTTGATAAGGCTATTCGTTGGTTGCTCTATGAAAACATGGATACATCCAACGCTGATAAAATGTTAACCCTCTATATCAATTCAACAGGCGGCAGTCTAACAGATGCCTTTGCCTTGATTGATATTATAAAAAGTTCTAAATTTGTTGTTCGCACTATCGGTATTGGTAATGTGATGAGTTCGGCTTTTCTGATATTCTCCGCAGGCGATAAAGGTCACAGGTATGTTTCTAAAAATACCAGCGGTATGTGTCACCAATTTACCGATTCTATGGATAGCAAATACCATGATATCAAATCTGCCATGAAAGAGAGTGAATCTCTTAATGAAAGAATGATTCGTGTTTTGGTAGAAACCACAGGACTACCACGAGCCAAAGTCAGAACAAAACTTCTAGGCCCCTCCGATGTTTATCTGTCGGCTGAAGAAATGGTTGAATTTGGTGTGGCAGACCATATTTTAGAATAGGTAACAAAATGATTGGCGGCGGTCGGAAATTTGAAAAATCTCAAAAATCCAAATTCAAAAAAAACGAAGATAGGGAAACATTCAAACAGTTTCGCAACAAGCACAACGATAAAGCCCTATATCGTATGCTAAGACGGGAGCAAAAAGATGTCAGTTAAAGATATTGACAAGCGTATTGAGATGCTTGAAAAACAATTAGAACATGGCGCAACAATGAATGTTGCTTTGCAGAATGAAATCAACCGATTGAAATTGCAAGCGTTTGAGGAAGATATCCGAGAACAGGATGAAGGGCAACAATTACTAAAAGGGTAGTGTTGCTTAAAAACAACAGCAGCCCTTGACATCCACTCCAGTTCTGTTATACTGGAGGCTATGAGTGAAATTCTACAAGAAACTACAATCTGGAACGCAGATTTTCCAGTATCAAATCATATCTATTTACTAGATAATAATAGTAATATTATTGCCTACATTAAGCAAGGCGATACTGCTATTAATCAATTAAAATCCCGTATTAAATTGGATAAACGATATCGCAAGTTTATCAAAATTAATCACGAAGGATTATCTAAGTTAATACCAAAAGATGAAGGACATGATTATAGTCCAAAATCTGGTATTCGTATATTTAAAGTAATATCTGGCAATCACGATTATAAAATCGAAGTTAATGGTGCTAAATTATCTTGCACTTGTATCGGTTATGGTTATCGTGGTAAATGTAAACATATTGAAGCTGTAAAATCTAAACTATGATTATCTATGCTAATAATCGCTCTCCTAAAAAATTAAGAGAGCAGAGAAAAAAGAAATTGGCTCGAAAAGCTGAAGAATATAATGAATGGCTTAATAGTATTAATAGTATTAAGACCAATTTTAGCCGTGGTAAAAAAGTTAATATTGATAATGGATTATCTGTATTATCTCCAAAAGTTTATATTCGGGAAACACCATATTATCCGTCTATGGAAACGCACGGAGGCAGTTGCACAAAACCAGTTCATGGCAAAGTCTATACAGGCGACAAAATGCTAGGGATAGGTACTCTCCACAAGTCCAATGCAGTTCCGATATTCAATGCGGAAGACGCTCTGGATCAGGCTAAAATGCGTAGGTAAAAAAGTCAATGGAATCAAGAGCTTACTGGAGTGTTGCGTGGAAACAACAAAACCAAAAAAAGTCGGTAAAGCCCTTGACAATTGCCTTGGTTCGTGTATAATGGACTTTGTTGAGTTGATAAAGGAAGTAAATTATGAAGTTGTTAAGCACTGGTAACCCAAAAGTATTAAAAGGCATTAAACAAGGATATAACACTTATATTCTACATTTAGCGCCCGCTAATTTATCAGGTTATGAAACCTGTCCAAAGCGGACTACTGGTTGCACAGCTGCTTGTCTTAATACTGCTGGTCGTGGCGGTATGTTTAAAAAAGGCGAAAATACAAATACAATTCAACAAGCTAGAATTCGCAAAACACAAATGTTTTTTGAAGAACGAGCAGGTTTTATGGAATGGTTGGTTAAAGATATTGAATTAGCTATCAAGCAATCGCTTCGTTTGCATTTAGTTCCTGTTTTCCGTTTAAACGGCACATCCGACTTATCATGGGAAAAATATGAAGTCATCCGAAATGGGAAATTATATCGCAATATATTTGACGCTTTTCCTAATGTTGTTTTTTATGATTATACTAAGGTGCTTGGCCGTAAAGTGGCGGACATTGCTAATTACTCTCTTACCTTTAGTGCTGCTGATGGTAATGATACGGATGTATTTAAAGCAATAGACCAAGGTTATAATATTGCTGTGGTATTTGGTATTAAAAAGACTTTGCCAATGCCTGATAGTTATCTTGGTTTGCCAGTATTTAATGGTGATGAAAGCGATTTAAGATTTTTGGATCCAAAACAAGTTATCGTTGGCTTGTATGCTAAAGGCAAAGCAAAAAAAGACGAAACTGGTTTTGTTAAGTATCCTTCTATTATGATGAAAGTGGCAGCTTAATGAAATTTACTAGTTATAAAGACCGTGAATTATTTGATACAAGGCACGGCGGTTGTTTTGATAGAGGTTCAGCTGATAGTTATTACCATCGTGGTATTGAGCCACACTATTATGTTGGTGATACCTTGTCAAGTGAAAAAATTACTGCTTTGACAGAATCCGAAATTGGTGAATATATGGCAGGTTATTTTTGGAATGAACAGTTTGGTGATAAGAAAGATTGGAATTAAAATGAAAGTTGTTTATATTGTAAAATCATTTGGTCCCGAAAATGGGTATGTTAATCTTAAAGCGTTTGCTGATTTAGAAGATGCTGAGGCTTATCATGCGGTTGTTGCAAAACAAATTCCTGATGATATTGAAGATGAATTTGTTGAAATCGAAGAATTGATGGTGGATTATGGTTAAATTTTTAATATGTGTAGCGTTGATAATGTTAATAATTTATCTATTAACACCAGTATTAATAATGGCTATGTTTAGTTTTGTATTTTTAAAGGCAATAATTTTATTATGATTAATCTTGAACAGTTTAGAAAATCTGGTGTTTGTGCAATTTACCACCGAGTGCCTATTGAATTTCTTGATGAATTCAGAAGTGAAATGGCAAAACAAGGTAAGTTTTTCAAAATACGATATCGTGGTCCCCGCTTCAATGTGCCGTCCGCTCGTTATCGTAGCTTTATGAGTAAAGCAAGCACTTGTTTAAAACAAGATGCAAAAGCATTTTCAGTTTATAATTATTAAGATTTTGGAGTTTTAATGAGCTTTGATTTTGATGTAGAAAATGTTTACATGGTTGAATTTCAATCTGGTAAAACCATTTATGTAAGTTTTTATGAAGTTGAAGATGTGTTGGAATATTGTGAAGATGAATATCCAAAAGAATTCATCAAAACAATCTATAAAGAAGTTTATTCTAATGATGGAGAAAATGAATAATGGGAACTAGAAGTTTAACCTATGTGTATGATGATTTGGAAAAGCCAATCATTTGTATGTATCGCCAGTTTGACGGCTATCCGTCAGGTCACGGTGTTGAGTTGTCGGAATTCTTAACACAGATGACGGTTGGAAATGGAATCTCTGGTTCGCCAGAGTTGTTTAGTTTTGCAAATGGTATGGGTTGCTTGGCAGCTCAGATGATTGTGCATTTCAAAAAATCACCTGGTGGTTTTTATATTTACGCAATTGAATCTGATATGGATTGCTGGCAAGAGTATGAATACCACATCTATGCAGATAAATTGGTTGTGAAGAATCCTACCGAAGTGATTTTCGAAGGTTCTTATGAAGAATTTATGTCATTTTGTTACGATGAGGTGACTGAATGAGGCAAACATGGGCGATGCCTCTTGACAAGTTCGCCTTTTTGTGTTACAATGGTTGTTCGTTAAATTGATAAATGGAGATTTATATTATGGCAAAAGCTGCTAAAAAAATGAAGTTGAAACCCTTTCAGAAATTATTGACAGTAATGATTTCTGGTAAGCAAGTTAGTAAAGAACAGATTGAAACTTTGCTTGGCAAAGAAATTCAAATGTACCGTATTTCCACATATATGTGGCATATCAAAACTAATGCCAATGGCATTATCAAAGTGGTTAAAGATGGCCGTAAAGTATCAGGCTATCAACTAATCAATGTGGCTGAAGTGAAAGACTACATGAAGCGTGTTGGTGTGTTAGATGCAGGTTTTGTTCCTGTATCAACATTGGCTGACTTGAAGGCACCAGAAGTTGCAGTTGCCAAGAAAGTTAAAGCTACACCAGTCGCAGAAGAAATGTCTGTAACTGAAATTACCGAGTAATAGTTTTTGCTAATGGGAGAATAGCGGGACTTCATGCGAGCTTGTAAGTCGGAGATGCCGAGTATCTATGGTACTGTAAAAATGGATCGTCCGCATTTAAAGTGCTCATACAGGAGAAGTCCGCTCATTCTTAAACAACAGCATTATGCTCGCTGTGAAGCGCCAGTTGTGTCCCTTAGCATCTTTTTAAATTACAGAAAGGTTATATGAGCATATTGGATTTAAAGGCAAGACCTGTAATCGAATTTGATGCTAGTAATCCTCAACACCGTAAATATTTTGCTGCTTTCATAAAGAGAAAATCTTGGGGTTATATTCCTATCAGATTTGCGGTTCGTGGCTCTCGTACCGATTTGGTTACACAAATTGAAAGAGATTTGGTTGACTATTATGTATATAAAGAATTTAAAGTAAAGAACACATACAGATGAATAATAAACAAAAAGAAGTTTTATCAATTGCTCAAGAAGAATGTGGTGAAGTCATTGTAGCAATTAGTAAAATCTTCCGTTTTGGTTTTGATTCTCGTTGGCCTGAAGGTGGTGTCGATAATCGAGCCAGACTTACGGAAGAATTGGGTGATTTGATGGCGATGATTAAATTAATGAGTGAACACGGCATTATTGATATTGAAGAAATGTCCAAAGCGGGTGAACGAAAGATAACCAAACTAAAAACTTGGTCGAAATTATATGATTAATACATGGGCATTGGTTTTATGGATTGGTGTTACAAGTAATAATACCATCCATGAGCAATTTACAAGCAAAGAAAAATGTTTAGAATCTCAAAGAACAATGGCAAACGCATTAGCTTCGGTAAGTTCAAAAGTAAATGCCGTTTGTCGACCTATACAGCGTTAATGTTGTTGGCATTTAATGCTAACGCTGTAACTGGTGTCGGTGAGTACCGATTTGGTCCCGATACTGCTGAGAATTTTGCTTGTGAAGTTGCGGAAATTAAAGCAAAAGAAGATGCTTTGATTAAGTCCAATGGTGAATACTTGGACTCAGCTATAGAAGAAATTTGTTTAAGTGAAGAATGTAGGTTTAACAGACAGACATACAGTAAGATTGAAGGCAACATTAAATCAATTACTGATATTAGAAAATCTGTTAAAGTAGAGCAAGGATACAAAACTTGTATTGTTACCATTTCTGCTAATGTAGAAAGATTTAGGAATACAATTGAGTTTGTAGTTGATGGTAAGTATGATTTGAAACACGGAGAAATTGTTGAATTTGTTGGCAGTTCTAACCAAGAAGGCAATCTATTCGTATTCAATTATTATGATGGTAAGTATGTGAGAATCATACAACATAGAATTGCCACAAAATGGCAAAAATATATGTTACCATCCAAGCCATCAGTATTAAAAGCACAAGTGCCTGAAGGCCAAGTGCAGAGTAAAGAGTTGTTGTTGTTTTTATTTGTGACCAACGATGTGTCTATGAAAAGTAGTTATACCGATAACGAATTGAAATCGGTTATTGCTCAGATACCAGCGAATTCTCGCAAGGTTATCACAAGACATATTAATATTATGAGGTAGTTTATGAAAAAGAAGTTATTAGTAGCACTAGTCCCACTAATTCTATTGTCGGCTTGCGGTAGCGTACCAAAGCAAGGTGACTCTGCCAGTTTATTTGGCAAAGGCGCTAAGTCTGGTGATACTGTGGCTTTTCCTGAATGGTATTATGCAAAGCCAGATGATAGCGCTCTCTACTCGGTATCATCCGAGTATTCCAAAGATTTACAATTTGCAGTTGATAAATCCATGCTATCAGCAAAGCGTGAATTAGCAGGCAAGTATTCATCATATGTTTCTGCTATGATGAAAGACTTTACCGCAGAAGTTGGTAATTCAGATGACATTAGCCGTGATATCGAAAGAACAACCAAACTGTTAATTGCACAAGTGAATTTAATTGGCATTAGGCGTGTCCATTTTGAAGTTCGCCATGAAGGCGCAGGCTATCGCTCATTCGTCCAGTTACGATATTCATTAGATGATTCTAACCGATTGTTGGTTGAGAAGATTCGTGCTGATAGAAAACTAGATTTAGCCTTGCGTAAGTCGGCAGCGTTCCGTGAATTAGAAGATTCAGTTGATAAAGCTAATGGTGTGCCAAAAGCCGAATCTAAACCAGTTGAACCTGCTACTACTGATTTGACTGCTAAACCAGTTTCGATGAAAGCAACAATTAGTGATTCCAATTCTGCTATCACTAAAGGTATTGATGAAACACCTGTGAAAGTTAATTAATGAATTTAGACCAGAAGTATCTAGCGCTTGACCTAGAGTTAAATAATGCTCAAGATGGTTCAACACCAAACCCAAAGATTATTCAAGTTGGTGTTGCCATCGGTTCTGCTAGAGAAAACCCTAAAGAATGGATTACTAAGAAGTGGTATGTTAAGATTAACGACCCAATTTACCCATTCATTACGGATTTAACTGGTATCACTACACAAGATATTCAACAATTTGGTATGACACACTATGACATTGGCCAAGAGTTGAGTAGATTAATTAAAGAGCATGATGTATTCGTAAATCCTGTAACTTGGGGTGGAGGAGATTCTACCGAGTTGAAGGATGAATTCGATAAGCATGGTATTGAGTTTAGACATTTTGGTCGCCGATGGATTGATGTAAAGACTTGGTATACACTAAGACTGCTTGCAAATGGCAAAAGACCAGCGGGTGGTTTATCATCAGCAATGGGTGTTTATAAATTACAGTTTGAAGGCGAAGCACACCGAGCTGATGTTGATGCCTACAATACATTAAGGTTGTTTTTTGAAATTTTAAAAAGGCAAAAACAGATGCTGGATACAGTATCACTAGCGAAAGGTTTATGATGAAAAAGTTTTTGAATTACCTCAAATATAGTGGATTAAATGTTACAATTAAGTTTAATCCCTATCACTGGCGATTAGCTGCAAATTATTTTGTAACTAATGAAGCATGGGAACAAGACGC